TTAAAGCGTGTAGATCTTTATATTGAGAAATATAATACGCAATAACTTCATCAAAAACTGATGTAGGGTCTTGTAAGTTAGATACTTCAAAGCCTTGAGGTGTACCATACAAACTATTAAAATATTCTGGATTTTCATACTCTAAAACTTCACTAAGAGTTTCACCTGAGTATGTAGAATCTGCGTACACAGCATCCATAAATAAAGCCGCCATACCCTCATTTGTAAATTGCAATCTTTGAGGAGATATTCCAGCTTGAGCCATTTTACCATTCTTTTCTGTCTGTCGGCGATCAAACTTTAATGTTAATACAGTTGCTATACTACCTGAAGACGTAGCATTAAACATATCTACATTATTTTCTAAGCTATCATAAAACTTATATAAAAACTCAAATACTTTTTCTTGAGTAGGAGTTAAATCCTCAACTGCTTGATTAGAAGCAATATAGTCTAAAAACTGCGAAGACATATATTCGCTTAATTCAAGCTTTGTAGCTTTATCAAACTGCACATACTTATCGTTATACATTTTAGCTTTACCTTCTACTGTACGCACCTCATCATGCAGAGAGTTTATCTCTTCTTCAGATAATAATTTTACTAAAGCGTTGTTAAACGAATTTTCATATACATAAGATCTCTCGGCTGACTCGTTAAACAGTACATCTTTAATTGCTTTTTGACTATTTAAAGTAGTTCCCAATATAAAAGACCCCACTTTATCTGCAGAGTAAATTAATTCCCCTGAAGCATTTCTAGGAGCTTTGTCTTGTATTGCTTTTTCAGTAATTGCATAACTATCATCGCTTGCAGATACTGTATTTATACTATTTATACAACTCATTTGTTTATTTTATATGCATTCTGCGTTATCATCTGGAGTAGAATCATGCTTAGTATCTAAGCCTAATATATCATTTAAAGATATATCTGCACTACTAGACCCTTCTGTATCACTAGTTCCCATTAAATCTGCTAAATCATCTACTGACATTATTTTTAATCCTCCTATATCTGCACCACTCTCTTCAGGCGGTTTAGACTCAGTATTAGTAGTAGTCTCAGTAGTAGTTTCAGTATCTGAAGTGTCATCAGTATTTGTCTTTTTAAAATCTTCTAAGTTAGTCATTTTACCTATATCATACCCTTCTTCATACTGTAAATATGTATTTAAGAACTGTGGAGTACTATAAGATTTATTTTTATCTTCTGACACATAATCATTTAAATACGAGTATAAAGGTATTTCTTGAGGTATAGATCTTCTAGACTCAGCAGTACCATCACCTAATAGATAATCTGTGTAATTTGCCCAGTCAGTTTTAGAAACAGTAAGATCATCATTAACAGTGTATTCTACATATCCTTCATACTCAACTTTTGCATTTGACTTTCTATACGCATTAGCTAATTCCCATTTATCTAGTTTTTCTTTATTATTCTTTACTCTTTTAGCGTATTCTTTTCTAGCTGCAGCGTAAGTACCTTTTTGTTTTCCTTTAGCTCTTGCTCCTTGATCTGCTTTTAAAGTGTAAGCATTTACATTATGTCTAAGGCTTCCTATAAAAGATTTTAAGTCATCATTTAAATCCTTATTATTGCCTGGATCTAATAATTTAGAAGTTTCTATTTTTAAATCCCCAAAGTAAACTGTACCATTCTCTTCTGCTGATGACACAAAGAATTTTCTTTCTCCTCTATTTTGAGTTTCTAATCCAAAAAATACTAAATTTTGTAAAACATGAGTAATTTTTTTACTGTTTGGGTTAGTAGGCTCAACTAATTGAGATTGTGCATAATCTATTTCTTTGTTTTGATATTTCTTTTGATTAACTGCATACAGCTTTAAAAGATTAAGTACATTTTTTTGGTACTTGTCTGTTAAAAAATTACCATACATTGGTACAGGTTTACCTGCAGCTTCTGCTACAACTGTACCAGCACTAAAATTATAAGATCTACCAGATATAGATAAACCTGATTTCATATTTACTTTTAAATCAATATTAGAAGTATTACCTTTAAATGTTTTGCTTGGTCTACCAATATTATCTCCATTCACTTTGTTAACCATTGCAAAACTGTTCTGAGTAATCTTACGTATTTTTGGCTGTGGGTCAGTCAATAGGTCTGTACGTAATTTTGTATACTCTTTAACTCTAGCTTTAGCTGTTGGAGTAAGCTCTCCTGTAAATACAGTCTTTGTGTATCCCTCTTCATCAATAATTTCTTCTTCTACTGGGCTTATTAGATCGGCCTCCCCGTACTTATATCTCTCAATAGATCTTCCATCAGATGTTTGTTTTGTTTCAAACACTTCTGCTGTAGGTATAGAAGTATAAAGCATCACACCATTTACTTTATGTGGCTCTCCATCTTTATTTAATACAATTGCTTTAATGTCTTCTAAATTCTCTTGCTTTATAGTTCCAGTAGTAGCAGGAGCTAATACATGTTTTCCTTCATCAAAAAATACTAAGTCAGATTTTAGCTCACTAGGTAAATTGTGTCTATTCACTAATAATAAACTAAAGTCTCCTTTACCGTCTTTATATTTTCTTGTATTAAAATTATTTTCAGAAGTAAATTTATAATACGCTGCTGCAGATTTAGCTAAATTATACTCATTAGTCTGCTCAGCATCTAAAGGAGTTCCTTCATTTACTTGCTTTTCTAATCTTTGTATAGTTTTTAATGACGCAACGTTAGAGCCTGCAGTTTTTAAGAACCCGTGTTTTGTTATAGGAGATCTATAGTGTAATACGCTTTTGCTTTTAGAGTTACCAACTTTATTTAAAAATTCATCAGGAGTAAGAGCCATCATATTAGTGTCATGGTAACCAGACAAAGACTCTTCTTTAAGATTAGGATTTTTATAACTGTCTATTAAAGCTTTAATTGCATATAAATTATCTTTTAAAGAAAAAGCTACATCTGCAATAGAATTAACGCCGCGCTGAACATTTAGAAGCTCTTCTTTAAACATAGCTTTTATGTTTGCAATTTCTTCTAGTTGCTCTTCATACTGATTTTTTGTCTCTTCTAATTCATCAACTAGTTTACCTTCTTCAAGTTTAAGTTCATTTATTTTTTCAGATAGTTTTTCTATAGTTTCTTTTAGAGCAGCAGAAGAAGATTCTAAATCTGCTATCTTAGGCTCAAACTCTGTTAAGATTGCTGTAGTAACATCTCTACCATCTCTTAATATTTCTGCGTATCTCTGAAGTTTATCATTATCTAAGCTAGGCTTACCATCAATCGATGTCATAATTAAACTCTTTACAGAGCTTTTATTTATTAGCTCATATACTTCTTTGTATTCGCCAATTTTATCAAAATTAAATAAGCTCTCATAAATACTATTCATTAATTGCTCTGCTTGCGGCATAGTTGTAATAGTACTTACTTTACCTTCAAACCTTTGTAGAACTTTTAAATTAGTTTTTGTCTCACTAACTGTTCGCTTAACTTCTACTATCGCTTCATTTAAAATATCAATATCAGCACGTAAAGATTCTGTCTGACCTGCTTCTACAGAGGTTGGGTCTTTTAGTGCTTCTGTTAATAAAGCTAGTTTACTATTTAATCCTGATAATGTTTTATTTGCTTTTTGTAGATTAGACTCTAATTCAATATTTACTAAATCTACAGCTTGATTAACTTGTTCTTTTACTAAAGCTGAATTTTCAATAACCTTAATATTAGAAGCTTTATTTAATAAATTTAATGTTAGAGTTTTACCTACCTGTTTAGATTCTAAAGTTGCAGTAATGTTTCCTAACTGTATATCTATATTTGCTAAGTTTGTTTGCGCCTCAGAATAATCTGAAGTAGTAGTAGCATCCGCTAACCTTTTAATTACAGATTCTAATCTAGCCTTTCTATCTTCTAAAGCTTGTTTTTGAATAGATAATTTAATTATATCTGGAGTAGGCATTTGTCTTAGTACAGATGCGTTACCGTCTTCTATATCTTTACGTTCTACAAAAACTCTGTATTGAGTAGGTTCTGTATCCCCTTCTTTAGTGTATTCAAACTCAATTGTTTGATCACTAAATCTACGATAAAGGTCATGCAATTTTGGATCATCTTCAAATAAAGCTTTATTCTCTGAAGCTTCACGTTGCACAATCTGCTGCAATCTAATTTGTGGAGGAGTAAGTAAAGGCCCTTCACTAAATAAAGTTGCGCCAACATCTCTTTTTTCTAGTAATTGATTGTACATGTTAATTGCACGGTGTCTTCTAGCTCTAAGCTTACGTAAATCTTTTAGCATTTGAGTTACTTCTTGAGCACTAGAAGCGTATCCTGTAGGATCTTTCTTCTTCCAGTCATCTAGTATTTGTTGCTCCGCACCTCCAATATTAGGGTCAAGACCTTCATTAAGATCTTTCATTAATTGTGACCTTCTAACATCTAATTTCTTTTTGTCTGCTGCTAACTTTATTAATTTACTGTCCTTTTCGTATTTATCTATTTTATCATTATGCCCAAGTTCTTCAATTTGATTTTCAAGATTCATGGCATTTATAGTAATCTCTCTAAAAAGCTCTTCTAAATGAGTTGGATCTGAAAACTCTTTGATTCCTAACCTTTGTTTAACAGTTTGCGTTTCAGGCAAATTGTTAATGTTTTCCATATGCTTCTTACTAAACCTAGACCATATGTTTTTAAGTCTATTTTCAGTATCCTTCTGTTCTCTAGCATCTGTTTCTTCTCTTGGAGCTTCTACATCAGTTGCTAAAGGAGCACCTATAATTTCTTCAGCTCTACTAATAAGGTCGTCCTCTCGCATATCAGAGTCTTTTGCTACAGATAATGCATGTACAGCTGCCATTTTTTGTTCAGCAGACCAATTAATAAACGAGCGATCCATGACATCCATAGTCTCTTTTACAGATTCTAATTTCGCCTCTAAAGCAGATGCAATATTATCTCTACGAGCTTCTAGCTCTTTATCTGAATATGTATTAGCTTCATTGTAATTAAACGCATTTCTAAACTCTTCAGCAGACATCTCTCTTACATTCTGTATATCATCTAAAATGTCTGCTTCAAATCCTGCTTCCATTCTAGAATGCAAGTAGTTAAACACATTATCATGCTCTGCGTTTTGAGATATAAATGGATTATCTATGATAGACGCGTAATCAGTAATATCCTGATTATCAGTAGCTCTCGCCATAGTATCATAGTTCTTTTTAAACGCGCTTAAAAAAGTAGGATCTTTTTCTAAACGTTCTCTAAGTTTACTAATAGCTTTTTGTTGAGATTTCATGTCACGCATTGTATCCCAAACACCACCCTGCATTTGTATTTTTTTCTTTAGTTTCCCGTCTTTTCCTCTAGTACTTACTCTACCAGGTAAGCCCAAAGCACCTAAAATAAGTCCAATCCCAATTTCTTTTTGCCCTTCTTTAGAGCCATACACATCAGAAAAAGAGTCTTCAGTTTGTATTAACATTTCTCCTAGCATATCCAAAACTGCTGGATTACGCTTAGATAAATAGAATTCTTCTGCTGATCCTTGCCCTGTAAGATCTAATAACTTTTGGCCCCCTTCTTCTACAAATCCTTCATACAAAGGTACACTAGCTAATTTCCAAGCTTTTCTAGTCATTACCTGACCTTTGCTTAAATCTTTAAATACTTCAGAATAAATTTTCTTTTTATCTACAATTTGCTGTTTAATCTTACCAGCCATTGCTCGCTTAGTGCCGTTTAGACCTTTACCAAATATCTTTGGAAACTGCATAAAATTACCATAACCTACTAAAGCCATGTTTCCTGCAAAAACAGCATTAGATGATTTAGTAGCTATATCAGCTAGAGCCGCCATCTCTTGATCTGTTGGAGGGTTATTATTATGCTCTGCTTTATGGGCGTCTATTAACATTTCTAATGTAGCATCATAATGATGTCTTGCTTCAACCCCAGACTCGTACATAGCACCAGTACCTAACTGACGAATAGTTGTTAAACCATTTTGTAATTGTTTAGATCTTGCTACAGCGTTTACAGCTAAATCGCTATTTTTATTTGCTGCTTTAAGCCAATCTTTACCTTTAACTCCAGATTTTTTAGCTAAGTTTTTAAGCAAAGAACTAGTTCTACCTGCTGTAAGTCCCTCAGACAGAACAGCTCCAATAACAAATGATAGTCCTTGAGCAAAATCATTAGTCCACATATTTGCAGTACCCAAACTTTGAAGAAATCCATACTCTTGCTCTTCTTTGGTATAATAATGCGGAAGTTTATTATCCATCCACTCATTAACCCCATCTAAACTTCTTTGAAAATTATTATCAAAAAATGCTTTAGTAGCTGTGTTAGAATCTTTATTAATCATTCCTTCTAAGAATGCAACACCTCCGTATACTAACCCTACTGTAGATCCTAAAATATTTGTACCAACACTACTTACAAGTTTAGTGGCTCCATATCGCAGCTTCTCTCCAGTAGATTGATTTGCTGCTCTAAGCTCATCCGCGTCATCAGACACAAAAGAGAAAGGTCTATCTATGTAATCCGCATAATCTTCAACTTTAACTCCGTCTAATTTAGTACCGTACAAAGGGTTTAACATTCCAGAGCTTTTTTCTGCATCTGTTAACGTACGGTTAGTTCCTGCTTTTTTTAAAGCAAGCTTTTCCATTTCATAATTAGGCTCTTGAGTTGTAACTTGGCTTGGCGTTGCAAGCATATTATTACCGCTAAGCTGCGCATTAGTGATGTCTTCCGGAGTAACTAAATAATCCGATAAACTTAATGTTGGTTCTTCTGTTGCCATGTTATCTTAGTTTTATATCTGATCTATGTACAAATCCTGGCTCAACTAAAGTATTTTTTCCATTTATCTTTTCAAATGTACCAAATATTCTTTGATCTAGTATTTCTTCGTAATTTGCTCGCTGTCTTTCATCCATACCAGTAAGCGCTCCAGTCTTTGGATCGTATTCTACGTTAGTTGCTACTGCTGCATAATCCTCATCAATACTTGCTTTCCAAGGATAAAAACTTTTACCCATTTCACCTAAAACTAACCTCATTGCATATTTATACGATTGTATAATCATTGCATCTTCTTTTAACCCAGCTTGTTGAGCTACTAACAAAGTAGATTGCATCACAGCGTCAGCTGTTTGACTTATATCAGGGCTAACTTTGTCTTGTAGCATTTGCTGTGCATTCTCAATCACAGCATATTGTAAATTACCTGTAGCTTTACCAAATTGACCTGCAAGTGTTTCTAATCCTGCAGCCCCTTCTGCTATTTTTGGCTCTAAGATCATTTGTTTATCTCCCTCTTTTCCTTTTCCTGGACGTATAACAGATAATCTAGTAGGAGTATTAAACATTAAAGATGCAGGAACAATACCTTTTGAGATATAGCCTTTAGTACTTACTTGAGTACCATCTTTAGTAAGATCTTTCCATTCGTCGCTAGTTTCTGGAAACTCCATAACTCTATAGTCAGTTATACTTCCATTATCCATAATGTAGTTTAACATTTTTGCACCAGCTTTACCATTATCTGTACTAATGTCTGGCATTTCTACAGCGTAATCAACAGCTCCACCACCATTTTCATCCATTATCTCATCTATTATATCTCCATCATTTTGCATGTATGTAAGATAGTCTGCTCCTATAGTTTTTATTAGATCTGTATCTTGAGGAGTTAATGCGTCTTCACCTTTTAAACCAAAGACTCTGTTAATTTGATCTACATCTGAAAGATTCTGCATTAAATCTTCCATCTCTGTATCTAACCCTAAGTATGATCCAAAGCTGTCTTCAGATTCAGGATTCATAAATCCACGAACATTACCTCGTTGGTCAAAAGCTCTACCTATACCTCCTTCTATTAATTTGTATCCCCCATAACCTACAGAAAGACCTGCAGTAACAGCCCAAATACTTTTAGACACTAAAGGCATTCTAAGTAATTTACTACCTAAAGAGCTACCAGCTCCTATAGGTAATCCTTTTTTAAGGAACTCTAAAGATTCTTGTTTAGCGTTCTTCATATACGGATCTAACGTAGAACCATCTCCAATTGGAACTTTCGTAGTAGCATATTTAAGATAAGCTTCTACAGCTAAAGATTTGTTTTGTGAAAAATCTGCATTTTTCATTACTTCAAACAATTCTATATTTTTTTCTCTATATAATTTTGCTTGATCTGGAGAAACATGCCCATTTATTTCAAGACGATCTATTATTTTTCTATGGTTTATTTGTGTATCCCTAGCTGCTTTCATATCACCATTTTTAACATGTGATATTAAAGAAGACATTGTTGCTAAAGTTGTTGTTTCACCTGTCATTGCAGATATTTGATGACCTGCATCAAAACTTACACCAGCTTTATTTATAGATGGCTTTACTCCCATCATCTGCTCATATAAGTCTAGCTGTCCTTGTTGATATTTAGTAGGCTCTTTAGGTTTAGTTTGTTTAGTATGCAAATGATTACTTGCAAAAGCATTTAAACGATTCTTTATATCTTTTTTAGCCATCTCTTTTCTTTGCTCAAAAGGTATAGTCTCATCGTATTCTAACTCTACTAATCTTCTAAAATCTTGGCTACCTTCTCTAGAATTAAGATAAGCTCCATACATTCTATTTACAGCGCCATTTACATCATTTTGATCTATACCCCAAGAATTAGCTTTCATATTTGAAAAAAGAGTTTTCATCTTTTCCCCATATTCAAGTTTACTCTCACTTAACGGTTGATAGATATTAGTTGCAAATGTGCCATCTTCGTTTTGTGTGTAAGATTTATGCCCTTCTCCTTGGAACTTTCCAAAATCTAAAATTTCAATTCCTTGTTGGCGCTGTTTTGTAATAAACTCTAATTCTTTTTGTCTGTTTTCATATGACTTCTGTGCAGCTTGCACTCCTTTATCCCCTGCTAATCCAGTTATAGCTTCTTGTATTGCAAGTCCAGCGTCTTCATAAGCTCCAGAAGAGACAACTTCAGATAACTGAGTTCGAATATCTGTTTTAGCATTTTCCATTAAATACTGATCTCCTTGCATTACATTCATGCCTGAAAGAGTTCTATCTAAGAGATCTTTTTGTGCTTTATTTTTATCGTATCTCTCTCTTAATATTTCGTTAACTTTAACAGATCCAGGGTCTACATAATTACTAACTGCTGGTCTTAAAGTATATTTACTGTATTTATTAGCCATTGTTGTTTAATTTATTAAGTAGTGAAGTCATAAGCTCTCTTTCGTATATACCTGTCTTACCAGATTGAGCTTGAGCAACCCTTTCGTTAGAAGCGTATTGAGCTTTATCTCGATATATTTGATTAATATTAGCAGCGGCAGTTTCTACAGCATTTAACTTTCTATCAAACGTCGCAGCGTCAGCTCCTCTATTAAACTCATCTACAACCATTTTATTCTGTGTATTAGTTGTATCTGCTGCTAATATATTTCTAGCATTAGTATCACTAGCGCTAAGAGCATTAGATACATTTCTAGCACCTATCTCTGCATTCTTTATTGTTTCCTGATTACTTATCTGCGCATTGGTTCTATTTTGATCAGACTTAATCTCTCTATCTGCTTGTTTCTTTTTAGCAAATGCAGCTATTTTATTTGCAATATTACTAGAGCCTCCACCTGAAGTTTCTATAGCTTTATTTAATGCATTTGCGTCAGAAGCATTTCTAGCTAATAAATCAGAGTTATCTACTCTATCCATATTTACTTTAGCTTCTCTTCCTGCTACAACTACTCCTGGCTTTACTAACTCAGGATTTTTCATGTAATCAGGTTTATCTCTTAAAGCCATTCCTACAGCGGCCATATTAGCAAGATCCCCTATAGTATTATCTGGAGCTTCAAACGTTGGAGTAGCTTCTTCTTGAGGTGTTCCACCCGCAGAAGTACCTCCTCCAGTACCAGTATCATTAGAAGATTGAGATACACCTGCATCTTGATTAATAACCTTATCTTCAGCAGGCTTTGCAACTTCAGTAGTTATACTATTAGTGTACTCCCCATGATCACCATCTATACCTCTAGCACCTTTTCCTTCAAATCCAACACTTTTAATATATGCATCAGCATCTGTAATACCTTTACCTGCTAACTCTGTTCTCAGCTCTTCATTATTTTCAAAATTTTGTTTATAGTGAGTATTAACTTTTTTCTGAAACATTTCAGCATGCTTCGAAGGGTTATAGTCTTGGTAAGAATGAATTCCTAAATCTTTTAATATTGACTTATTTCTATTAAAAAAATCTTTACGTTCTTCTTCTTCGCTTATCATATTTGCGTCTGAGCTACCAAAATATCCTCCACCTAATCCAGGCTGCATAGTAGCTATACCTTCGTTACCTAAATTCTTACGTTCAGGCCCGCCATTAACCATCTTTTTAAGTCCTCCATATGGAGGTTTTGCCCCACCTTCTTCCATAATCATATTAGGATCTCTTCCTGCTTCTCCTTTATTTTTAGCAGCAGCTTCTTGCATCTTAGCTAAGGTCATAATCTGCTTTTCAGAACCACCTTCCTCTGCCATAACTTTAGCTGTATCAGCAAATGTTCTTCCGCCGTATTTTAATTTATCAGAAAAAATATAATCAGAACTAGATCCATCAGACATAGGCATGTCTGAGTATTCCATTTCCCCGCCTTCTACTTCAATTTTTTGTCCTCCAGTTTGTAATTGTTGCAGTTTAATACCGCCTTCAGCATGAGATTTGCCAACATATTCAGACATACGTTCTGTAATAGGCTTCTGCACGCCTCCATCATGCTGCACAATTCCACCCATACCCATCTCTTTCTCTTCTTCTTGTATATACTCTAATTCTCCTGCTGCATTTCTTTTAATAGTAGATTTAGGTACTTCTTTATTGTCATTAGAAAATCCTGGCATATCAGTAATTTTAGGTTTAGTGTCATCGCCACCAAAAAATGTTTCATATCCAGCATACCCTCCACCTAGCAAAACTCCTAGTTTCATAGGTGTGCTCCAATTCTTAGGATTCACTTTACTTCCTACACCTTTTGCGAAATCTTTAACGCTTTTTTTAGTAGGATCAGGAGTATTAGTAGATTGTACAGGTTTAGGTTTACTTTTCTTTACCCACTTTTTTTGAACTGAAGGAGGCATAGCGTAATCAACACCTTTTTTACTTAAACGATTTGCAGTTTTAACTCTTGATACTACAGGCAATGCATCTGCTGCAACTTTAGATCCTTTATAAGCTAATCTAGCTGCTGTACCTGTACTCCCAACAACCGGAATCATAGCTGCTGCACTTATACCTGCATTTTTCCAATCTCCTTGCATTCCATAAATAGCGGCATTTGCAAGATCTGCAAACTCTCCATACCCAGGAACCATACCAGCTGCATCTAATGATAGCTGTAGCTTTTCAAGCCAAGACATTCCTTCTTTTTTATTTTCTTTTTTTTCTTCTTCTGGTTCCATTATATATATTTTTTTAATCCCCCATATTTAGCTGATATATTTACACCTGTATCATAGCCAGAAGTAGTTTTCTGCTGTATCTCACCTGCTCTAGCTACTGCTGCTTGAGGTGTATAGGCTTCTCGTATTTCTCTATTATGTTTTGCTAAAGCACTTGCTTGTTCTGACTCTTGAGCCGCTTTCATTTTACGAGCTTTTCTACGTCCAAGTAAACCTTTACCAAGACCATATAAACCACCTACAATACCACCAACTACATTACCAACTCCTGGAATAACAGATCCTAACATCATACCAGTACCAGCTGCAGAAGCTATATCTCCTGTAACCTCTCCCGCATTCCATTTAGTTGCATCATTATCGTTTGATAAAGCTGATACTGCTTGTCCACCAATACTCAGCAAAGATCCTGTACTTAATAAACCTCCTGCTTTACTAGCTGCTTTACCAGCTGTTGCAGCTCTACCTTGCACCGCACGACTAGCTGATCTTTTTGCTAATCTAGCAGCTCTACCTTGATTACCTTTTGCAGCGGCTTTAAGACCTCTACCAAAAGACCTCATAGCACCTCTACTTACTTGCCCAGTAACTTGTTGTCCTGCTTTCTGTGCAGCATTTTTAGTAAGTTGACTAGTAATAGCTTTAGTTCCTTGACCTACTATATTTTCTGCAGCTTTAGTTTTTGCTTGAAATTGAGCATTCTTTGCTTCTAATTCTGCTTTATTTGTAGCTAATTGTTTTTCATAATCTGCTACAAATGAATTTGTACGACTTTGCAGTGTATCTACTTTTGACTCTAATCTATCTTCTCTATCTTGTTGTAATTGAGGATCAGACTCATTGTACACTATATTAGTAGTGCTACCAGGATTTAATCCGGGTGTTATAACATTAGGTTGATACATCCCACCAGTACTGTACTTTTTTCTTTTTTTATATTTACTTTTATATTTCATTATCTGTAATATTTTCTAGCATCAGTTTCAGCGGTATACAAATTTACTGAATTATTTCTAATATTATCGCATATTAATCGGATTCCTAGCCATTTACCTACAAATTTTCTACGTAAATTCCAAGCTTTGTCTTCATTTATATAATAATTATTTATAATTTCATGTATACCATCAACATTAAACATAGCCTGTTTTTCTAATGTAGTTAGCGTACCTTCATTTAATACACCTACTACATTTAGTGATGTAGACATATAATAAGAATCTTGATTAAGTTCTAATTCTGCAATATCTCTAAAGCTGTTAATTTTCCAATTATTCCCTGATAATCTAGTATTAACTAAATATTCTAATTCTGTCTGTCCAGATATTTGTCTTGTATTATATACAAAGAAATCTGTAAAACCATTATTTAAAAGATTGCTGTTTTCATCACCTATAACATCTACTGTATACGATATACTAGAAAAAGTAGAATCCATAACTTTTCTAGAGTTATCTATAAATTCTAGTTCAAAAGGATGTATAGTTAACAAGTCTGGAACATTCCCGCCTATCCAAGCATTTTCTTGACCTAAAAGATTTTCATGATCGTAGTAATACTTACCATGACTACTAACTAAATGTTTCCATATGTACGCATCAATATTTTTTAACTTTTCTGTCCCACTTAATGTGCTTTCAGGATCTAAATACTCCTGCAGTCTTGTTGCTTCACTAGTCATAGAGTATAATCCGTTAAACTTAGTAAAATAAGTATACGGTAAATATGTATGGAAACTACCCCAAGCATTTATTTCTGGATAAAATGAAATCGTCCATCCATCAGGTTTAAAATATTTTATATCTTCATAACTTATTTTTTCATAATTTATACTTTCTATCGTTGTAGGATTGTTGTATAAATGATACCCATAAACATTTAAACCATGCCATTGCTGTAATCCTAATTCAGCTGTATTTAAATTTTCTTGTTGCCACGTAGAATCATCTTCAATAAATATAGCTGTATCATTTTCACCACTATTTGCATAAACACTTACATTAGTCATTGATGGATTGTCAAGCCCGGTCGGCTGAATAAGCACAAACATCATACCTGGCTGAATATACCATCCACTGTTCTGTGAAAGGTTAGTATTTTCCTCGGTAAGAGGAATATACATAGGAGTTGTTGCTGCCCCACCATATTCATAACTAATAGCAGTTTGTAAGAATCCAGCATACCCATTGACTGTACCATCCATAAAAGTTTGCCAAATTTCTGGAGGCTCTACGCCAGGATCTGTGCTTCCTGTAACTATTTCAGTTTTATGATAATACCCAGTTTCAGAATTATACCATACAGCGTCAGGAGTATCTTTACCATTATCTAAATACAATTGGTATTTTTGTCTAAATACTGTTGTAGGTTTTAAATCATTCTTTGTTAATAGAATACGTTTTTGTATAGAATCCCAAACAGAGTGTAGCCCAACCCCAATTACAGGGTTATCTACGTTATCAGGGAACCCCCAACGCTCTAAATGAAAATCTAAATTTTCAAAAAACCAGTTATCCATCCCTAACTCACTAATATCATTAAGTTTGTCAGACATCATAAATACTTTTTTAGAAATTTTATTTACAAAAAAGTAACCATATCTAGTTGTTATAGCAGCTCGTTGAGATTGAGTTCCACCATAACCTAATTTGGTTTGTAATATTTCATCTGGCGGTTGAACAAATATATCACCACTACCAATAAACGCTTCAGACCCATCTTTCATTTCCATTGTTTGTTTACCTTTTGTAGCATACAAACTATTCTGCATATGGAAATAAAGCAAATTGTTAAATGAAGAAAGCTTAAATAAATCTCCTCTATTTTTAGGGAGATCTTTATATTGATTAGCTAAGAATATTCTATAATTATCAATTAAACTTGTATTATCTGCCATAGCACTTCTATGCGCTCTTGTAGGAAAAGATACTTGTTTAATTTCCCTTACAGGCAAAGGTACTGCAGGTCTAACATCATTATCAGCAGAATAATTATCATTATATTTTATATTATCAAAATGTGAATAATCTTTATGGCCAGATTTTTTTAATATAGTTTTTGCAGGAGTACCTGGAAAATAAAGAGAATCACCATCTTCAGAATGTCTAAAGTTTATGTTGTCTTTACTTTCAACAATATTATAATAAATAGCTTTTGTAGGTTCAGAAGTTGTGTTAGCATCACTTGGAGTTAAAGTTGAAACAAATCCATGTCTAGTTAAAAAAGTATCTCCTCCATAGATTCCTCCCGTCCAATTTCTTGCAGGCTCATCAAATGTATTACCTAATTTAGTAGAATATAAAGTGCTTGCTAATAACCCATTACTTATTAAGTCTCCTGCATGCACATGCTGTAGATAATTTGGATCATTCTCGTCATCAATAAAAACAAAATTCTTTAAATCATCTCCTAATATTTCAAATCCCGTATAAACTAGTTCTTGACTATCAAGAGATTTATATATATCGGTTTTGTGAGCATGCAAATTAACCATGTAGTTGTAATACCTACTAGCTGCTTGAACACCAGCATCACTACCCGCAGTAGCCGAAGTAGATATTAAACTATGATTTACAAGCCACGATGGAGCGTCTGGGTGAGCGTACCCAAAATAATCTGAATAATCTGATTGAACCCCGTCAGGAGTACATTTTAATGCTGGTAACCCTTGATTATTTTTTAATGCTAATGCAATGCAAGATTCTCCATATTCATTAAATATTTTACCTCCAAAACCTAAAGCCTCTCCTTCAAATATAGTATCACCTAGTAAATAAGTTTTAGCTTTTTGAGCTAACATTCTAGGGTATCTGTGAGACTCTACATCTGCTGCCCAAGCACTTGTTTGCACATTAAATCTGTAGTTTAATCCTATAAAAATAGCAGACTTTATTTCTTCACTATAACAGTTAAATTCTGTATCATACCCCCAAAGTTCTTTTAGTGTGTCAGGCGTATCATCATTTACACTTACAACTGTAGTAACCATTTTTTTATCTTGTTTCAAGGTTGGACCGTTCCAAACAAGATTATTAACCATATAAATAGGCTTAATATGAGTTGCTCCAGATAAACTATTTTTAGTTCTGAGTAAATTAAAATCATGAAAAGTAAAATGTGTGTAGCCTGTAGAACCATAAGATGAGGCTGAATCTGGCCAAGGAGATGTTTTATAAAAAACTTCTGTTTCTGAACTTACAGCCTGCATAATACTTTCTGCACCTTCTGCTTGCATAGCCTCTGAGCACATACCTATTTGAGATGTTTCTTTTGTCATAGGTACTACAACACTTTGACCTAAAATAGTTTGATTTTTAATATCTCTTTTAGCTCTGTAAATTCTAAAACCTTGAACTTTATCTGCAATAGATTTTGGTATTTTTATGTCATCTAAATGAAACCCTAAAGCATAAACATTATGCGCTATTTTAACATCGTTAGCCGTAGTAAGGAAATCTGTAGAAGGTGTAGTATCTATATCGAACTGCCAGTAACTGTAGTCACCTCCATGCATTTCATCTGTATTTGCTTGCCTAACCCAAAACCCTGGACTAGATCCCACAAAAGCTCTGCACTCTAACCACATTCTGTCTCCAGAAGTAAGCTCTATAGGCACAGGCTCTCCACTAACAGTTCCATTACTAGTAGAGTTTGGATGCATAGTATTAATACCAGATTTTTGGTTATAGTCATATTTATTGTATGACCAAGTCGAATTATAATTACTATTAATTCCCCAGTCATCTCCAGATACTTGATGATCAGTTCCAGCAAAATATTTCTGCCCAGTACTTACTTTTTCAATAACTACCCTTGTTTTAAATGTATTAAATTGACCATCTCCCGCATCTCTTCTATAATAAGATTTATAAGACATGTTATCAATTAACATATTTTGATTAGCTGTAAATACTCCAGTATCTCCACTATAAAGCCCAGATGTAGATACACCATCTACTGAGGAATTAGATGAAAATATAGTTGTATCTGTAACATTACCGTCTGTCATACCACTTAAATCAACATCTTGCCACCGAAGCGGAGGGCTCCACTCAGATGTTAGCGCAGTTCCCATATTGTCCCCAGTATATTTAATTTCGTTTGCAGCTGTCCCCCCTGTTATATCATGGTATTTACTACCCGAACTTGTATTCCTTCTAAATTTATAAGTACCTGTAAAATTTACTTGAGCATCAAATTCTTGTGTATGTAAAGCTGCTTGACTACTAGTAACTGCGTTTCCGTTTCCAATACTTTTTCTATAATAATTATCATTAGATGGGAAATGATGATGTCTAACATTTTTATCTCTTAATGTTATGGATGCATTACCATTAACAGTCATAGCACGTTCAGCGCCAGTAACAGTACCGTCTATATTTAAAGTACCTACAATTTTAAATATATCAAAATCAGGAGTATTAGGGTACATTTCAGTTGCATTCATCCAATAATTCATTTGTTGCTCAGGGTAAGCTAACGGATGATTAGAAACAAAATTAGCCTGTGCATTTGGATCACTAAAATCTTTTATATGGAATCTTTTTGCATTTTCTAAATCTAAGTTTTCTTCATTAAATACTCCTCCAGTAGAAGCAATAGCTGTTGTTTCTTCATGATATAATTGCGCCCTACCAGGTATATGATAAGCATATGACATGCTTCCATCATTAAGAATAAATGCGATATAAAAAGCATATGTCTCGTCTCTTAAATATCCTCTTAATCTAGAGTTCTTTGCATTATTTCTGTAAGATTTACTTTCATCAACATTGTGCCCCATATCAATAGGAGTATTACTAAATCCAGTTTCAAAATTATCTTGTGTTGCATAAAAAGGATCAAAAGATCCTATTGAAGTTATAGAAGATTCTAATCTAATGGCATTGGCATATTGTTGATACCCTACATCTTTAGTGCTTTTTACATTACCTACATATAAAATATTGTCTAGCTGATTTATAGTCTTAGCGCTTTCATACCCTATAGTGTCTATCATTATCTCTTCTGGAGATCCAGGAGAAATAGACTCTGTTCCAGTAAATGTTATTAACTGCACACTACCACTATTCGTAACATTTATAGCAATATCATTTAACCTAAATACATCTACAGCCTCACCTTTTTTTCTTACAATTGCAGCTCTAATAAATTTATAATCGCTATTAATATTTCTTATTCTCCAAGTAATTGCTTTAGATGTTTGATTACCTGCTCTAGCTCCATCAATATTCGTAGTAGGACGAGTCTCAGAAGACTCTTCTACAATAGAAATAGGATTAGAAATATTTAAATAATTTGTTGCTACTAAATCTTCATCAACATATGCTAAGGCTAAATAATAAACACCAGATAACAAAGCTCCTCCAGAACTAATTACTTCATTAGAAAACCTTGGGACTCTCCCAGAATTAGGAAAAAGATCTAATAATCCTATATGGGTTACAGAATCAGATGGATTTACTATACCATAAAGAAGTGAAGTATTATTAAAAATATCTAAAGATCTTTGTTGTCTTGATAAATTAAATGCTCTTGGAGGATTTAAATCATCTACCCAATAAACCATTAAATCTCCTTTTGAATCAACTTTAAATGTACCTTCAATTGGTTTAAGTATATCAAAATTTAAATGCTGCTTATCTTCTGTAACAGGACTAACAAACATTGTAGTATAAACATCATTTTCAAAAATTCCAATTTCAGAAAAAGAATTGTCTAAATCTACACTAATTAAAAATAAAACTATTTTACCATCAGATATACTGATAGAGCCTAATACTCTATACCCTATAGGTATTTTAGTAGTCCACTTATTACCTTTTTCATTAGATATAGCGCCTTTCGTATTATTTAAAACAGCGTTTTTTGCATACCGCCAAGTGCCTTCTGGCTGATCTAAATGGCCAGTATCTTTAAATAACCCTTTTACAAATCTTTTTTCCATTATCGTCTATACTCTTGTCGTGTGTTTAGTTGTTCAAATCCTAAATCATGTTTGTTTATCGATGGGATCATTCTTACCCATTGATTCATAAACGATTCATATCTATCTATATCTGGATAGTTAGCTGCGTTTCTAGCTTGAGTGCAATAAAATTTCCACTGCTGCTCTGCATATCCATAATCAATACCATTATTAACTAAAGTAGGATACGATAAAAGTAACTTTTTATAAATATACCAAAACATAGCTTCTTTAAAACTAATATCTGCGGGCACTAATGGAAAGTTTTCTCCATCAGTTGGAAACACTGTATAGCTTAAACACACATTACCTTTTTCAAATGAAGTTTTAATATAACTGTCATCTATGATATATGTGTGCTCATGCTTAGCATTTACATTTACACAATTTTCACAATGTATGCTATCATGAAACGTGCTAGCTCCATATTGTAATGGAGTTAAACTTGTTTCATTTTCAAAAAATACTTGAGATACTGCAGCTATTCTACTATTTATTTCTTGTAAAGTAACTACTGTATTATCATAAGACATTCCCTCTTCTTGGGCTTGTTGGATAGTTTCATTTAACTGCTCTACTCTAGCTATTAAAGAATCTAATTCACCTTCTGTTCTAGCATTTACTGTATCGTTAATAGCTACTTGATTTATATAATACAGATCAGCAGGAAGTAAATGTCTGTGATCTTTCACAGGCAATACGCAAGTCTTTGTAACTAGCTGCGCACTAGATCCAATGTGTTCTAATGCTTCTCCAATCCATTCTATAGCATCGTCTATCCAATTACTATGTTGAATTCTTAAATCTCTAAATACTTTACGTATTATGATTTTACTAGATTCTGTTCTGTATATAGCCATTTTATTTCTTAAATTATATTAATCTATGCTTTCTATTTTAGGCTCTAAAAATCTACCACGAAGGCTTTTCTTTTTAGTCTTATAAGGTATAGATTTAATTCTTTTTTTAGGTACTGATATTACCGCTTCTTTTTGAATAAGGGTTCTAGACTTTTGTCCAGATTTAAATTTAGCTTTTAAATCTGCATCATTCTCTAGCATTTTCCCTCGTCTACGCTCTTTAGCTCCTTTTGATATATTATCTTGTATCCCTTTATTGGATTTATCATAAGTGCTAGATTTCTTTTTTTTCTTAGGTTGTAGCATATTATTTCTTTTTAAATCTTAAGTAAGCTAAGTCATCAGTTTTTAAAAGATCTATTAACTTTTCTTTATTCCCTTTGATTCCTCTTGTAGCATCAAAACGATAAACTGATTTATTTTTAATTTTACATTTACCTTTATTCCAATAAAATTTACAATAGAAGGAATCTGTATGATATATAAACCACTGCTCACCCTTACCTGTAGCAGCGTCATAAATCTTCTTGCCTTCTTCTAAAAGCTCTTTTCTATATTTATTGCTCTCGCCCCAATCTATTCTAGGATTACGAGGATCACGATCTTGTCTAGTTATTGATATGGTTGAAAGATTAAAACCCATATTAAATGTTTTACCTTCCAAGATATAGTCCATGATTCCAATATTGAAATCTGAACATATATCTCGAAAAGTAAGACTATCTACAGAGCTATCAACTTCTGTAGAATAGGCTTTATATACATCTCTAAGAGTAAAAGACATTAATACTTAGGTCTTAAACGTTTGTTAAGCTTCTTCTTTACTCCTCCTGATTCAAGATTATTAGTACTGTATTTAGCTTTTTTATCTCTAGCGTCTCTAGCATTTTGTCTAGAGTCTGCTTTAACAGCTTGTTCTTTTTCATAAGCAGCTCTTGCCTTTTCTCCTTGATTTCTAACTGAATTAGGGTCATATGTTGATATTGCGTCAGAAAGTCTTTGGTTATGAGCCTTAGTAGCTGTTTCATTATTTTTTGCACGTTGCTCTTGACTAACTGCTCCCGCTTTTGTTGCAGCAGCTTTGCTTTTAGATTTTTTTAGATCATCTGCTGTATTAGTAGAATACTTTTTACCTTTATACATAAATGTTTTACCAGCCCCTAACATTTTACGATTTTCTTTAAATGTTTCACCAAAAGATTTTTCTTTTGTTTGAATCTTTTTAGCACCAGGATCATTAACTGTAGCTTTAGATTTAGGTGCTTCTAGTTTATCTCCAGGTTTTTTTGTAGAGTTGGTAGAAGCTTTTGTAGGCGTATCCTTAGTAGATTTACCTATTTGCTGACTTCCTTTAGGATTAGTAGAAGCTACTTTTTCTATCTCAGCTGCTTGAGCATCAGATGTAGCAGCGCTTTTTGCAGCTTTTGCTAGCTTGTTTTTTTTCTTTTTGCTTGTAAGTTTAGCTTTAACTTTTTTTGCAAGCTTTCTAAGTCCACCACCATTTCTTAAGAGTTGACGTTCTGCCTCTTGGTGTATAGAATCCAAATCATCAAAAGATGGTCCTAATAAAAAATCGTCAAAATTGTTCTTTGCCATTGTTTTAAAATTTATTGTTGTTGTTGTCTAGATGGAGCCCCTCCTTTAGGTGGGTCCTGCATCCTGTCGTTTGCGGTATCTGAGAATGTTCCAGTTAATAAGTTTAACTCTCCACTCGTAATACCTTGATTAATTAAATTTATCATGTCCATAGATATAGGAAAAGGGTCTATTGCTGAATCATAGCAATTACCTTTTTCACATGAAGCGTACCTAGATACTTCATCTGGGTCTTCAAATATACCTCTAACATTTACAGTATCTATACCATCTGCATTATAAATGTATAAATAGTCTGCAATCATATATGCTTTATATCTACCTTTTGTATATTTATCATACGGTAAAAATTGTATAGTATGAGAATCTATTAAAGGTATTGTTTTAGTTCCTGTTACATCCCCTATATATGTTAATGAATCTTTAAAATTCATTCTTATAGTTTTAGGGATAGGGCTTGCACTTCTAAATACAGAATACGTAACCGGCAAGTTACAACATTTAGAAGCATTTACTCTTTCTAATTCAACGCATCCTAAATCTTGCTCTGAATGCCTTGATACAAAATTATTTTTAGCAAAATCTCTACGTATAAACATAGCACGGTAATGCTTAATATTAAATTTAATTTGCTCAATAGAAATACTTTCGTCTTGATTAGACAATCCTCCTCGTACAAGATTTAATAAGTTATATGCTATCTCATCTAATGTCATTATTTTTTCTTAATTTTTTCTATAGACCTTCCTGCAAAGTAGGCTCCATAAACAGTTATCAATAAGGTTTGATATATTGGTATATAGGCTGGGGCTATTTGGAAGCCTCCAGCGTTTCCATCAAAAATTGAAATAATAACAAACATTGCTGTTAAGAATATACATATTAATGGTCGTATGTTTTTGCTAAGCCAATTATCAGATTTCATATCAGCCTCCCAACGTCTAGTAACCTGCTCTTGCGCTTGAGCTTCTGCTTGCATAAGAACTTCTTTTATCTTACGCTCAGCTTCTAGTTTTTCTTCTTTGGACGTAGTAAGGTTGTCAAGCACATCACCGACTTGCTTAACAACTCCTCCACCTAAAAAATCTAATAATTTACTCATTATAGTATTATTATATCGTCAACATATTTATATTTAGTATCTCCATCCTCATCTTTATAAGCTTCTAAGACATCTTTTCTATTCCCATCTTTTCTTAAAGATATATGTATCCAAGCAAAATCAAACTCATTAATCATCTGATCAAACTCTAATCCTGAATCTAAAATCCAGTCGTAAACTTCTTTATTACACATTTGACCTTCCTTCCAAAACTGGAGATCCAAAGCTTCACCTTTACAATGCTGGCTACGATTACTCCCACCAATAGCACGATTGAGTTGCGGGTTGCGATAACCACTACTAATCCTGATAGGACCAAGAGCGTCGCGCATAGGTTGTATAAGATTTGTGATAATCCTTTGGATATTTTCCATGTGTTTCTTCGTTGGCTCATTACTTATGCCTATTCTTTTTGCTGTGTTACTTCGAGTAATCTCTGATAACACAAAGTTTTTACTTAGTCTCATACTATGCGTCTGTTCCGAATACCATCCATTCTACAATAGTACCACTGGTTGCTGTATACGCTTTTAATGTAGTGTCTGCACTTAAAGGTAAAAGCGCAAAATCTCCTCCTGCTAATTTTAATAAAACAGGATCATCTGATGCAGTATCCGCATACACATACACATAATCTGTTACAGCTAAATCTGTATTTTTAATATACATATACGCTGTAGCTGCAAAATCATTTGCTGTGTATAATGTTACCTGCCCAGCACCTGTGCCTTTTGCAGTTGACGTTATAGGAGCTCTTGCAAGACCTGTTGTATGTGAGGCAGTTACTTTAGAAGTTAATGCTAAACTTAAAGTATTAGAAACTAAGTCAGAGCTATTTACTGTTAGTTTTGTTGTTACTGTTGCCATTATTATTTATTTAATTATTAATTTTAAAAAGCCTCCATCACAATTTCATCTATAGAATTTTGCACTTCTTTTTTAGTGGCTTCCATAGTCATCATGATATTGGCTTGAAATCTTTTTACTTCTTCGTTATTATTAAATATTACAATAGTGGGCACAACCACTATCTTATATTCTTTAGACCACCTTGAGTCTGCTGTTATATCTACTCTTTCTGTTTCACAATCTGTTAACTTAGATAGCCACGTTATTTCATTACTTTTGTTAAAGCTTGCGTTAAATTCAACAGCTACCATGCCATCAGAAAAATCTTGAGCTGTTGCAATCCCACAAGTAACAAAAATAAATGTAAAAAACAAATTTTTCATAACGTTTATTTTAAATTATCAATTTTATCTTCCATCCTCAGCATCTGCGTTTTTATTTCTGTTACGTCTTCTTGTGTAGACATAATAGTCTGTCTAATAAGCTGATCTTTCATATCGTATTCCATACGTGTGATTTCAGGATCTGCAGGTAAAGGTAATTTTTTAGCCTCTGCTATATCTGCTTGTAATACAAACCACCCACTAATTATAGCCGCCATTGCAAAAGCTATTCCTGCTAAAGTCTTTATACTTATTTGTACTGCTGTATCTTCGTTTAATTCTTTTGCCATTTTTAAAATATTACATAATTAATTCCTACACTAAAGTTATGCCATTGTCGATTCCAATACTTATTGTATCTACCTTCTACAAATGCACCTAAACTTTTATTAAATCTATAACCAAATATTAAACCACCTGAATAATCTATCCAGTTTTTACCATTGTATTGATAATAAGAGTAATCGTTACCATCGTTTAAATGATAGGGTAATACATTACCCCAACTATGAAACCAAAAATCTTTTGTAAAATGATAATAATCAAATCCTACTACTGCAGAATACTCTACTGTATTAGGTAATGCATTTCTTTGATCTTCTACGTAATCATCTATCACTTGAGGTATAACAACCTCTTCCCATACTTCCTGACTAGTTGCTACTATTTCTCCATTGGGTGCTGAGTATTGTCCATCTAATGTTATATTGTATCCCTCTTGCAGTGCCAAATATGTATAGTGTAATGTCCCATTGTCCAGCACCCAGTCTGCCAGGGGGTCAAAACCATATGGCTCTGAAAGACGTTGAACTGCGCCTATATTAAAAGAAAACTTTTCATTCGCGCCTATTTTTAAACGAATGCGCTCAGAACTTTCAAAGTATTTTATATCAGCAAATCCATCTTCTAAGTACTCTACTTTACTAACCCACTTATCTGCAACATATCTTACAAAGTGATGCTGGTTTGTATAGTTAACACCTAAACGACGTACAAAATCAGCTTCGAACAAATACTCAAAGCCATCAACTCTACCGATGGTCGCGGCATCAGAATAAGAATTTTCCGTACCATTATAAAAAGTGTTGGCTCTGTTCTCATATCCAAATCGTTTTATCTTTCTAATACCTACAGAAAATGTGTAATCAAAAGGTGTTTCTATAACTTGCTCTTCTAACGTACCTGACGTTACAGACCATACTTGATCGTCTCCTAATGATGTGCCTCCATTAACTGCAGCATACATAGTAGAGTACTTAAATATATTTTTAACTCCTTGAGCGTTACACCCCTGAGACAAGGCAAGCATAAGAAAAGAAAATAATAGACCAATTCCAATTGCTGCTAATAATTCATATATTCGATTGTACATTTTCATCGCTTTAATACTTTTGTTGTGCTAATGTTATTATCATATGTGATATTAAAATTATATATTCCTGCAGGTAATAAACTTACATCTAATTGATTTAAACCTTTTGAAGTTTGACTTTCGTTAACTCGTATTACAAGTTTTCCTGACACATCATATACTTCTATGCCTACAGGTCCATTTATTAATATATTTAATATATCGCCCATAGGATTAGGATACATAACTATGTCGTGCCCTCTAAGTAAATCTCTTGTATCTAATGGACTATCCCAAGAACAACTCCAATATATTTGTTGGCATTTATCGTCCCACTCGTTATTACAGCAATATGGATCTATCATAATAACCCAAGCATAACATGAATCGTTTAACCAATATGGTATGCCGGGACCATCAATGCATCCTGCATCATACAAACATTCTCCTTCCGTGTTAGCAAACTCATTATAATTGTAAGCTAGAATATCCATACAATCTTCTACAATACTTTCACATTCATCGTCTGTATTTGCTAATGGATCGTAATTAAATGCTGTACTATCCATACAACCATATATAAATGGCACACAACTAAAATCCTCTGTATTTGCCTCTTCATTGTAGTTGAAAGCTTCTGGATCGGTACAGCCAAACACAGTAGTAAAGCAAGCTCCATTATCCACATTAGCTATAGGATCATAGTTATCAGCTGCTTCATCCATACACCCAAAGTATAGGCAGGAACCATCTTCAGTATTAGCTGCAAAGTTATAATTCCAAGCTACATTATCCATACAACCAACTACAACAGGCACACAACTGTTATCATCTACATTAGCAAGCGAATCGTAATTAAATGCGAAGGGTGAGGTACAACCTTCTACTATCTCAATACAAGAACCATCATTGGTATTTGCGTCAGAGTTATAGTTTAAAGATTGTTCATCCAAACACCCGTACACTGTAGGTATACAGTAATCTCCGCAAAAAGGAAGGCCTGTATACACTTGCCAAAAAGGAGGGGCATATGCTTTTAAAGCTCCAGCACCATTATCTGCAAATGGATACACACCACCTTGCAAAGATATATCGCCTGCTGAATTAATAAGTCTAAATGAGTTATGCATAGTCTGGAAAGCGACTTCTGCAGCAGGAGTTTGTGGGCTAGCTATTTCAAAGTAATATACCTTTACAGGCTTATCTGTTTCTAGTGTTATACCAAACTCTTGTGAGTAAGAGCCAGGTCCCATAGTATATGTACCAAGAATACTGTCTTCTTGCACTACACCTATATAACAGTCACCCCATCCGTCACCACCGTCATCTTCTATAATAAGAGTGTAATTACATGTAGGTACTATTTCGTTTAATGTAGCTTGTGGATTAAAGTTAAATGCGTTAGGGTTTATACATCCTAGTGTGTGTAGTGTTTCACAGCTACCGTCATCAAAGTTGGCTCCTGGATTAAACTCTATATATGTATTATTAGTACATCCTTCTACAATAGGTAAATCACATTGCTCTAACCATATAGGTCCTGAATAAGCAGCACTACCAAAACCTGCAGTATCTAATGCCCATAATGTATCCAAGCTACCACAAGGCTCTGCATCACCAAGTATTACAAAATTACCGTCTGTACCACCAAATAAAGATCCCTCTAAACCGTCACCGTATATATCGCTTAATATAAGTTCTACACCTGTTTCAGGCACACATAAATCGTATACAATAGTTTGATTTGCTTCTTCGTATGAATACTCTCCTGCTACTACGTTGTCTACAGGTTGTCCTGTAGTTATGTCTGTTAGTATCCATCCTGTTTCACCAGGGTATTGGTCTAGAGTAAGCTCCAAAATCATCTTGGCTTCACCATCAGAGCAGCTTACACCGACACAACTATTGTCATCAGCTTCTGCCCAAGGGTTAAAATTAGGAGCTTCTGGGTCTGTGCATCCAAATACAGGAAACTCGCAAGAGCCATCATTAAAGTTAGCTTCTGGTACATAGTTTAATGCCAACATGTTCATACATCCTGGTACAGTATCTATTGGTATAGGACAATCTCCGTTATCGTAACCAAACTCTTCACAATTAAAGTCAATAAAATTACCACCCCAAGCATAAGCTTCATTATCACAATAGCCATCTCCTAACCAATTTTCAGGAGCTTCATTTCCTACACAGTCTACAAATATACTATCTTGAGCGTTTGTTGCTAGAGTTAATATTAATAATATGTAAATTAATTTTCTCATTTTTTAGCAAATTTTTCTACTCCTGAGATACCAAAGCACCCTAGGACAACCCATACAAATGAGTCATATACAAACTCGTTAATTACTAAATCGGTACCCACCCATCCTGTTACAAGATCGGCTACCATTATAAGGCACATGATTGCAAAAGCTATAAAGCCTACAACTGCCTTTTCATTCCAATTATTATTATCTTTAAATATTTCCATATTATGCTATTTTTACTACTCCTTTATCATTCCAAAAAGTACCTGTGGGTAAATTTTTACTACTTGTAGGTAATTTAGTACCATCTAATTTTGATGGATCTGTTTGTGCAGGACCAGCAGGCCCAGTAGAACCTGTAGACCCTTTTGCTCCAGCATTACCTGTATCTCCTTTATCTCCTTTTGCTCCTGCAGCACCTGCAGCACCGTTACTACCAGCTGAACCTTGAGGCCCTTGTGGGCCTGTAGCACCTTGTTGTCCTACAACATCATTTACAATATGATCTCTGATAGAATCAAATTCATCTTGCATTTGTTGTAATTGGTATAAAAGAGGACCTATATGAGGGTCATCTAACATAATTACATTACGCCCTGAAGCAGCATCCTTATCCCATAAATCTTTAATTTTAGCTAATTTATTGGCATCTATTTTATCTGCATCTGATCCAGATGTACTATAAAATTTTTGGTATTTTTTATTATTTAATGCCATTATGAATTATCTATTACGTAATATTGTAAATATATTGTTACTGAATCTAAACTACCAGAAGTACAAGCATTAGTAAATGCTATAGTAACAGGGACATTAACAGCTCCTGTTAAACTTGATGCAACTTCTCCACTATAATCTGCTTTTAACGACCAAGTTCTATCTCCTGATTCATTATACATAAATCTTCTTTCGTATAATATAGCTTCAGTATAAGTAGTTGTACTATTGTATCCTATAATTAAATCACAAGTAGATGCTGATTGCGCCGTACTAGAATCTCTATCTATAAGAGATATTGCGTCTCCGCACATAATAATTGTATCAGCTCCTTGAGCTGCAACTAAGGTTATTGGAGTTGAATGTAAAGAATTTAATTGTGCTTCTGAAAGAGTTACTTTAGCTTGCTTCCATAATATGTTTCCTGTAGCAACTGAGCTAGGAAATACAGTTACAGATGCTGGATTTACAAGAGCAGGTTTATTAAGTATTTGATTATCTCCACTTGCAGAATTCCAATCACTTTGTACATTAACTTCTGCACCTGCCGCTATTCCATCAAGCTTGTCATGATGTGCAGTGGACATAAGCCCTTCTGCAGAACTTGTAGCTTCAGAATAAGTAGTGTTAGTATCAGGAGGAACTTGAAATGATCCATCTTCTCTTAAATATTTAGTAGTTGTCCCGGTACTACCTGGGTCAGGAACTAATCCCGCATTATCATTATCAAAAGCAGAATATGTAGTATTAGTATCTACAGACGCAAGATCTATTGTACCATCAGAGTCTTCATATGTTGCAGCAATATTAGTTTCAGTATTACCTGTAAACATAGCTCCAACAATATCTTGTATCATTTCTGTTGTGTAATCTGCTGATACACTTACATCTGTAACAGAGTAGTGAACAATTACTCTATCTGAAACATCTTCAGAGCTAGAGACAGCTACAAAGAGTTTATTATACGATGAATCATTACCAAATAAATATTCGTTAGCGTCTCCAATAGGAAAATCTTCTTTTAATAAAATTTTTGGAGTTTTACTTGTAATACTAAATTGATGTAAATTAATTTTTTCATTAGGAAATGAACTAGTATCATTAGTAGTAGAGTAAATAACAATACCAACAGGCTCATCACTTTTAGTAGTAAAACTTATAAAATCTACTTGTTGTAGTTTTTCACTGTTACTACTTATCTGTAAGTCAGCCGCACTTGTTACTAAAGATCTGTTTACTCTAATTGCCATGTTACTCTGATTCTATCAGTTCATCTAATATTAATAAATTTTCTGCAGTAATTTCGTCATTAACAATACTTCTAGGAATGCTTTTAAGTTCTAAAGAAATCTCTTGTTTTAAAGCTTCTTCTGTAGCTTTTAATTGATCTTCTCTTTCTTTTACTGCTTCCGGGTTAGCATCTTTAATTGCTTTTATTTGTTCATCCGCATCTTCTGCTCCAGAGGCAATAATAGTTTTAAACTCTTGCATAAGCAGCTGATAATTTTCAGGTGGTACATCAAAAATATATCCAGTTAAAGCATTTTTAATAATGACAATATTGTCTTTAATAATAAAACTAAAGTCTTTACCTCGTACATGTAATACTGAAAATAAACCTTTGAGTAAATTTAAAAAATTTCCTTTTGTCTTAGTTATGGTAATCTTTGCCATGGTATTAATTTATGGTTAGTTAATAATTTCTATTTCTGTTATTTCTAGATATAGACGTTGATTGTCCGTTTGTGCTGTAGGACACATTACTACTAGCAGATGTAACATTAATTGTAGTAGAACTTGTGTTAGAAGTATTGCTAAGAATATTTGTAGTATTTTTAGAACCTCCACAAAGCTCCACATTAGCATTTGAACAGCACTCATCACAATTACTTTCACACGCATAATTTGCCATCCACTCTCTACCATCTGTGCAGATTATTTGACAGTTGCAATTTGAAGTTACAACATCATTTAATCCAAGTGCGTTTCTAGAAGCTTGTTTAGTCATATTGCTAGCAGAAGAAACAAGTGCTCTAGATCTATTACTTTGTACTCCTGCAAAATGCTCATCCCCTTGCTTAAATGCAAATGTAAGGAATTTATCAAAATAATTTGTGCTATCAACTCCTTCAGTATAGGTAACTTGACCCTCATAATTATATCCTGCACAATTATAGAATCCGTCAAATCCTACTTTGTTAACTACATAATCTACTAACATTAATGTCCACATAGTAGCAACATCTGCAGGATCTAACATTCCTGTACGAAGATTAGTTAAAACTGTTCTACCTTGATCATTAACTGTATCTGCTAAAGCATCAATTATATCATAAATATCTGTAGGTATACAAGGATTTTCATATACACAAGATCCATCATCTTCTATAGCTACAGGAGCTGTAACAATTCTCATACGTTGAGAAGATCCTCCTGGTATAACTCTTGTTTGATTTACTACCGGCTGGAAGTTAATAGCTTCTGTATCTATACAATCTGATAATACTTGTTCAGGACATAATCCTGGGAATTGTAAAGACTCTCCAAGAGGATTACTATCAGTAACTTCACCACTTAAACAAACACCATTACAGTCTCTGTATATAGCTTTGTATGAACATGGTCCATAAACAGTAGCTTCAGGATTATAATTACAAGCTAATGGATCTTGACATCCTTGAATGTAAATACAAGTTCCGCTTTCTACCGTAGCAGATGCGCTGTAGTTTAATGCCGAAGGATCAGTACATCCAGGATACACACAATTACCATCATCTACATTTGCAAAAGAATCATAATTACTAGCAGATAGCGTAGTAGTTGTAGAAGCGCCAGGAGTATACGTATTAAAAGTTCCTCCTTCTGCTGTAAGATTAAGCTCGCCCAAGGAATTGTGACTATATTCTATTCCTGCACTATCTGTACACCCAACTCCGTCAGTGAGCACAAGTACAAATTGCAAGTGTGGGCCCGGTGAAACAACATATGATTGCTCTTCTCCTTCATCAAAACTACAATTTACACCTGAATGAACATGACTTTGTACTGCAGGGTAACCTTGTGTAGATGAGCCAGGAGCACAATTAGGACTAGAAGAACTGTACAATTCAAAACTATAATATCCAGGAGCTAATCCTGTAAGAGAAATAGCATCGTTATATTGTGGTAATGGCTGACCTTGCACACTATTGTCTGGTGTAGAGTAATACCAACGTACACTATAACCTGTAGTTACACCACTAGTAGATATTGGAGTTATTGATATAGCTCCGTCTTCAGAACTTACACCGTTTATAAATGATGTATTATCAGTAACTTGTATATACGGAGAACCTACCGTTGTAGCAGACCAATCTTCACAGTACAAACAAGAACCATCGTTTTGATTTGTATCAGGTTCATAGTTGTAAGCTTGAGAATCTGTACATCCTGCAGTATAGAAGCAAGTGCCAGATACTGTAGCATTTGGATCATAGTTATTTGCACAAGGATCCATACAACCATCTAAAATGTAAAGACAAGTATTATTATCTGTATTTACATTTATAAAGTTTGCATTAGCACTAGTATCTAAAGGAATAGGATCTGTAGGCACTGGACCTATATTATTATAATTCATTGCTGTAGGATCAGTACAACCTTCGATAATAGGGAAACATTCAGAATCTAGATGTGTATTAGGATATGTAATTGTATTAGGATCTGTAGGATCATATCCTGCAACTTGATTAGCTGATGGAGTATCTGTTCCATTATATGGGAAAGTTTCATTTAAACATCCTGTAATAACTGGCAAACAAGATCCATTATCTAAATTAGCTCCTACATCAAATCCAAATTGACCACTTTGAGTACATCCTTCAATGGCTGGAATACAAGAACCATCATCTAAAGTAGCTGCTGAATTAAAGTTTACATAATTTAAATTACCTGTAAGTTCATTTATAGAACCATCTGTACATCCAGGTATAGCTTCAAAACAACATGAATTATAAGTTTCTCCATCATAACATGCTAAATTTGCATTTGGATTGTAATTTAAATACAAATTATTTCCGTTCTCATCTTTAGTGTTATCTGTACACCCCACTACAATTGGAGTAGTACATCCCGCATTTTGATATTGTTGGACAGTATTATTTGGATTTGAGCTTAAAAATGTTGCTAAGGATATTCCCGAAGGAGTAAAACTAGTACACCCATTTGTTGGAGTTCCATAAACTGCATCTCCAGTTAATTCTAAATTAGTAGCGTCATAGTTCTCATTGTAAGCTTCTAAATACAAAGGATTAGTACATCCTATTGATGTCTGACAAGCTCCGTCAATTGAAACTGTAGGATGTATTACTCCAATTCCTGGTATATTCTGAGCCCCTGTGTAGTATTCACAATAATTAGTATCTGTACACCCTTGTACAATAATAGTTTGACATGCTCCTTGCTCGTAAACATTTGCATCTGGATTATATTCAACATAATCGGAATCTGTACAACCAGGAATTGATTCAATTCCACAAGGATTAATACTAAGTGATACAGCATGTTCAGGGTAATGTGGACTAGAGAAAAGAGTACCGGTATAGTTGGTTATATAATTGTTCAAATAGCTTCCTAAATGATTACAACTAAATGCATCTCCAACATTAGTAATATTAGCAGCAGGCGAAGTTGTAGAAATACCATCAAATTCTATATAGGCAGGATCTACACATCCTATTAAACCTTGACAATCGTTATTACTATTAGCCGGTGCCTTTATATTGTGTAAAGGGTCATAGTTACACCAAGATGTTTGTATATTAGTTGTAATACTAGTAGCTCCTGGGTATGTATAATCTACATATTGTACAGGCTCTACACAACCAATTTTAGGAGTAGTTAAATTCCCACATCCTAATAATAGAGCGTGATTTTCGGATACACCAGATAATGCATTTGAAGGGTCATTCTCTAAAGAGACGTTAGCCCAAGATTTAATATTATTAGCTTCACTTATAAATGAACCTTGATTACTATTTATTCCAAAAATCGTATTTGAATTTGAAGGTGTAGATTGAGCTCCCCAATATTCAGCAAAATGATCTAATACACATCCATAGATAATTTCATCTTCACATAAACCTACATTGGAAATATTTGTTACAACATTAGGATAAGTTTGACTAGGTCCCGCAGGAATACTTGTACCAATTGTTCCTAAGAATCCGTATACAGGATTTCCTTCAGGAGTAAATAATTGAGTATTAGTAAATTCTGTAAACTCTGTATCTTCACTTGCCCAATTAGGCGTTAAAGCTTCTTGTTTATTTGGGTATGCTTCTACATAATTTGCATTTACACATCCAGATGCTACAACAGTAGTACAAGATCCATTATCTATAGTGGCTCCATGTGAATCACCCCAAGTAAAGTTATTAATAGCTGACGCATTTCCAGCATTGTTATTTAAATAAAATTGTAAATACGTATTATCTATACAACCATAAACAGTGCTACATCTAGTATCACTTGCAGCAATACCAGTTCCACCAATATTTTTTGTAACTACAATAGCATTTGAGCTACATGCAGAACCATTTTCAGCATTATAATTAATTGTATATACAATTTTTGTAGCTAGATTAGGATCTACAAAACTTCCATCAGAGTTATTAGTTCCTCCTATATTATAAGTAGAATTGTAAGTACCTGAAGTTTCAGCATTTGAAGCTGCATCATTATATATATAAGTGTATAAATCAACACCATTCTGGAAATCAGCTAGTGTTTTAGAACCTGAATTATAAATTGCACCACTACTTGCATTTTGAGTTTCTGCAGTTATAGATGTTATTTGAGAATAATCAATTACACCATTTACTAATTCTGGCCAACTATCTAAAAGAATATTGGTTGTTACACCATGACTAGGATGTTTCCATTCTTTTATATCTATATTAGTTATTGCAAATGTAGCAGAATTAACAGTACCATATAATAGTAATATTATATCTTTAAATCCAGTTTGAATTGTTGGCGTAATAAATGTCTGTGTACTTGTTACAGTCTCATAAAAGGAATTCCCATTTTGTCCTCCTACTCCAGTACCATTATTAGGAGTTGTTAAATCAGCAACAAAGTCTGCAATAGGATCTCCACTTAAAGCAGCTACTTTTGCTTCATTTGCACAATATATAGCTGCAGTAACTTGCCCAGATGAAACCAGACCTGTTATAGTTATTTCATATCTTTTTCCAACATCTAAATTTGCTAAAGCGTCTAATACGTATACATTAGGAAAACCTGAAGTTGTTGCAAAAATAACAGAAGTAGCGTGAGGAATAGCAACAGCTGTACCACTTGTTAGATTTGACCATCCTGAAGTAAAGTCTAAAGTATTATAAATATTAGTGTCATAAACTACAGGTAATGTACTACATGCTGGAGTTACACTGAAAGGATAATCAACATCAGCTGGTAAATCACTAGCATCATAACAACATGAGTTATTTTCTGTGTTTACGTTACTTCCTAAACCTTCTGAAGCAGCTAATGCTCCTTCTGTTGTAGTTGCTGATCCTCCCGATGGAGTAACAAAGTTTGCAGCAGTTGAATCAGTACATCCTCCAACTACATTGAAACATGTGTCAGTAGCATTACCTTGAGTAGTACCTGCAGTATTTACATTATATAAATAGTGCTCATTTCTTACTAGTTCGTCAAACGTCCAAGCAAGATTAGTATTAGGATTTATAGTAGGATCTTGATGATACTGAGTACCAAAGTTTAATGCACCAAATTCAGTTCCAGTATAATTAGTTCCTGTTGTAGGATTTATATTTCCTGCGTGATACCAGTTATTCCAATTAAATTTAGCATTATTTGTACATCCATATACTTTAGGGAAACATCCATATACTGAACCTTCAAATGTATTAGGCGACGGAGTCCCTGAGTGTTGAGCACTTTCAGGATCTGTATCATCAAGTAAATTTAAATCAGCATATATTGGGTGATATGCCCCCAAACTTGTACCGTATAATGAACCAGTACTATTACCAAGATAGGTGTCATCATACATATTAATAGTAGGAGTTGCGCTATATCCGTCATATGCATTTCCTTGAATATCATTACCAGTGGCAGCAATATTATAATTAAAATTATCCCAAGATGTTTGCGTTGTAGAAGCTCCTTCACCTACGTGCTGATTTGCAGGTATAGCCCAGTGCTCATCCATACAACCTAAAACATGCGCTCCATCACAATCACTAGAAACATGTAAATTTACATTTGGATTAAAATCTTGTTGCGGGAATCCTAAATTAAGAGCGTTAAACCCATCAATAGCTGTAGTATTCCATCCATCATCTGTACATCCTGACACAGAAGCGCAATCAGAATCTAAATGTAAATCTACTGAATATGTACAACTTGTTCCATTTTCTCCATCTTCACTAGATTGAGAATAATTACTGTAAGTAAATTGCACTCTTATATAAACTGCTAATACAGTTGGAGCTGAGTTATAAATATCAACTGTAACAGGCCCTGATTGTAATTGAGACCAAGTTTTAGTTATTGTAGGGAATGTAGTATCAGTATCATCTATTGTGCCTCCTGATTCAGGATATGCATTTATAGTAATATTACCAACTTTAGGTGTACCATCACTGTTTAATAAATTATCTGGTAACACGTTATAACCAGATTTAAATTGTAAATCTACATCTGCATCTCCCACACAATCATAATTTACTAATTCAAATAAAATTGGTTTAGCTGCAGCTGATACTCCCGAATACGTATAAGAAGTAATAGAGTGACCGTATATATTATTTTGTAATTCAAATACTCCATCGTTATCAGCATCCGTACCTAGCAATTGAAGACAGCAAGTACCACTTTCAGTATTTACATTTGGATTATAATTAGCAGCAAATCTATCAGAACATCCTGATACTATATCTATACAGGTGCTATTATCTGTTGTTGTATAAAGTGAACTATAATTAAATGAAGATGAATCAGTACATCCTGTATATAAGCAAGGGTTAGAAGAGTCAATATCACTTACTTGATTAATAGTTGCTAAAGCATCGTAATTATCTGCAGGGAAACCTGGAGTAAAATCAAGAGCACCATTGTCTGGATTTAATGCTAAATATTCTTCTAAAGTTATTGGAGCAGGGTATGGAGAATAATCAGCCTCAATAAGTCCGCTATCCATACATCCATATTTATAACAAGATCCGTCATCATATGTTGCAAATTCATTGTAATTATCCATTCCTGGAGTCATACATCCTGCAAGTTCACAAGGTAATTCGTTGTTAGGCCCTACTGTTCCTGGCGCTACCTCAATACCAATTTCAGAATTTACATCAGCACTATAATTAGTTGCCCAAGGCTGACCTTCATTAGCGTGGCCTACAGGATATAATCCAGAAGCTCCACATCCAAAGATGTAACATGTATCAGTTGTTGTATTATATACCGAAGGAACAACTCTTTCAATTCGTATATGTTTAACTTCAAATTCATAATTATCATTTTGACCATAATTATATAAAGCTATACCGTTTGAATTAGATGTAGGATACCAATATACAGTATACTCAACCCAATCTGATTCTAATATATAATTATTTTGATTGTTTGGAATAGCATTATATACTCCACTTTCCGAATAAAGATGATTAACTTCTGTAGAGTAATACCAAGTACTTCCCCCTTGATTAGTTTCTGTTCCCACATAATCTGAGACTCCAATAGATTTTTTTTCACTAGTGGCATTTCCAGGAGTCAGTCTAGCTTTAAAATCTAATCTGTATAACTGATCAGTACCATAAGTCACAGATGATTGAGATAAAACAACTCTAGGTTCATCTAGATTAAATGGAGCAGGAATCAGATGATCTGCGATATTCATCGGATTGTAAGGCCATTCACTAACTTTAAATTTAGCTACATATTCCGGAGTTATTTTAACAAATCTAAGCATATTATCTCCTACAAACCAAGTTCTTCTCCAAGTTTCATTACTTGCATCCGGGAAATAAGTAGATCCTGTATGACCAGGCATTAAATCATTATTAGGATTTAAATTAAATTCTCCTCCCCAACTTGTAGTATATGCTAATGCTTCATTAAAATATTTTCTTATTGTAATAAAATAAGGATCATTATTTTGAAGACCTCCTACAGGTATAAGTGCTTCTGCATTATCAAGATCTAACGACACATTAAGCCCTGATTCAACTAAACCGTTAAACCACTCCTGTGTTAGTACTACATCTGAACATGTTTCTCTAGCTAATGTTATATTATTTATTTTTACACTGTCCCCCGATGTTAAGTTAGACATTTCTAATACAACTAATTCCGTTTGATAATGCGGCGTCCACCCTGTAGCTATGTACAAATTTGAAACACTATCATATATTAAAGTTGTAACTCCTGTTTCAGTGTATGGTAAAGTTGAAGAAGATCCCCAATTTGAAACATTAAGGTCATTAATATCAGTAACATTTTTATATTCTTTTATTCTTACTGTTAATGTAGTTCCACTTGCTACACTTTGTACAGATAATTGTACGTTATAATTATAAACTAAAACATCACTGTTAGCTGCAACTTCTGGATATAATATTGTTGTAGCAACTCCAGCACTATTAGTACCCGCAGTTTCATCATATTCAAGTATACTATATGTAGATGGAGTAGTTAAAGATCCACCAGACAATGTTATTTGAGGATTAAATGGGCTTAATACTACTCTAGCTGCTGGATTTCCTGATACATAAGAAGGATTAGTTTCTATTCTTACAGGATTAACTTGCACTATATTAGCATTAATACCTGCATGCCAATAATTAAAGTTTAATGAATTTGCAGGAGCTAATAAATTTGGACCTAAACATGTATTTTGAATATTTGTTTGCTCTGAAGCATTACCAGTTACTGTAACACCTTCCCCATAATTAGATGCAGTTTCATCTATACATGCTTCATACACACAAGTACCATCATTAGTAGTTGCGTTAGGTTCGTAATTAGACGCGTTTGGATCTGTACACCCCTCATAATAACAAGTACCAGAAATAGTATTACTTGCACTATAATTAGTTGCTTGCTCTCCTGGATTACCTGGAGCTGATACTACTTCAGCAATTTGATTATTCATGTTGTGAGTAATTCCAGCAGGAACATTTGCTAAAACATCGTTTAAAGTGTATGTACTAGTACTTTCAGAAGCAAACTCATTAGCTAAATTAATTACCGGCTGATTAACTCCGTTACCAGCATCCATACATCCTTGGTAGTAACATGTAGTACTATGTATAGCACTAGATGTATAAGAATTATTTGAAAAACATGGGTCACTAGCATCTAAACACCAATGTGTATTATAAGCAGTAGCATCTGTACAACCATATGTCTTACATGAACCATCATCATCTGTTGCATCAGCATTATAGTTTACTCCCCATGATTGTGTACAACCGTAAATAATACATGAACCATCGTCAACATTTGCTTGAGGGTTATAATTAGATGCAGTATTATTAGTACAACCTGAATATAGACAAGATCCATTATCTGTATTTGCTGCCGCATTATAGTTATCAGCTGTAGCGTCAATACATCCTTCAACTACAGGTTGACATATAAGACCGTTATCAGAATTTGGAGGAGTAATAACATTTATTTCAGTTGTATTACCATCTATATCTGTAACAAATATCCCAGTAGTTAAACCGCTTGATGTATAATCACTATTATCATAATAATTAAATGCTGTTGAATCTGTACACCCTAGTAAAAAGTTTGGATATAAACTATGATCTACAACATGATTAATTTTTTGTAAACATCTGTTTACTCCATTTGGTCCTGGATTGTAGTATGCTGTAAACTCTAATGACTTAATTCTAGTAGCAGTACTAGTGGTAGGCATTTTAAAATATTCTAATATAATACCGTCTTCCAACTGATCATAAGAATACATTTCAGTATCAGTTACTGAACTTACAATATCGTACTCATTAATTGTATATATAGTATTACCATCTTCTACAGCTGTAGTTAAAGAAAACTCTTCGTAAATTATAGTTACTTGCACAGTAACATCAGTAGCAGCTGATAAAGAAGAGTCACCTGAATTTATATTTGAATTCCAAGTAAATCTTAAATTTGAAAAACTTGGAAGAGTGTCATCTGATGCATACTCAACATTTATTTGGTTTGTAGATCCATCAGCCCCTAAAAGGTTTGGACAATAAAAACAAACTTCAGGTACTGAAGTATTAATATCGTAATTTGTACTAGCATTTGGAAAAGGACCAAAGGTGCTTGATACAGATGAAATATCCCCGTAAGTAGATGTACCAATTAAATTTGTATTATCTGCAACTTCATTTACATTATACGTATAGTTAGTAGCTTCAGTGTCTGTACACCCGTATACATAAGGAATACAAGTTCCGTCATTTGTATTTGCATCCGAATTGTAATTAAATGCTAATGGATTTGTACATCCGTAAACATACTCTAAACAACTACCATCGTCACAAGTAGCATTAGGATTATAATTAAATGACTCCACAGTAGTACACCCATCAATAATAGGTGATATTAAAGAGTTATCATTATATAATGTAGAGTCACTAAACTCATAGCTTATCTCATTAGGTCCTCCAAATAAAATATTACCATCAGGATCTGTATAATACTCATCGTATTGAATTTGGAATTGAGACGAGTATGTTATATCTGAATTAGGCGCTATACCTACTCCTCCAGTAATATATGAAATATTAGCTTCGTTAGATATACTAGCAAATTGGTAATCTTCAGAAGTAGGATCATATGTAAATGACGCTATTACTGCTGGAGAATCATCTTGTTGAATACCTTCAATACAAGGTTCAATATCTACAATTTGTAGTACAGGCACATACACTGATTGTAAAGCTGGAAGTATATCACCGTTAGGTAAAGCTATATCAGAATTAGTGTTATTAGTTTGTAACTGACCTAACACTATAGATATTTGAGCGTTAGATATTACACTTGGACACGCATTTACAGTTACATCATAAGCTTGAGCACATCCAACTCCATTTACAGCTGTATCGTCATGAGGAGTTACTGTAATTTCTGGATTAGTACCATCACAAGAAGTTAAATAATATAAACAATCATTGTAGTTACCTTGAGTTAGTGTAGCATCAGAATTATAATTTAATGCTGTATCATCCATACATCCTGATACCTCATCTTGATATTCAAAATATGGAGAAAAATCATATGTATCAAGACTACCATCAGGAATTAATTGGTATAGATAATATCCAGGAGTTTTTGCATCATTACATGCAACAGTGTTATCTCTAAACTCTTGCGTAATATACCCATCTGGATACTCGTCTACTTGTTTAATGCTAAACTCAGTAATGTCTCCTTCCCAAGGACCTGAGAGATATAAAACAACATAAATAGAAGTTGCTGATCCTACATAAGTAAAAGTATCTGTAACAGTTTGTTCTGTACCATCAGTAAAATATTGATTAGCAGCGTATTCGATTGCTTCCCCATAATTAGTGCCATCAGGTACTATCTCAACATACGTTTTAGCATAATCAAAATAAGATGTATCTGTGCCAGCTATATTTACTTTTTTCTTATAAGTTATGCTGTATTTTTTACCTGGAGTTACAGCTATTTGTTGTTGTAACCCTGTTATTGCATTTCCAGTACTTGTGCGTCTTGCTACATAATCTCCGCCTCCAGAATCAACAAAAGTAATTGGTCCTACCGCAGTCGCACCTACTACAGTCCATTCTCCTCCACCATTATTATCTGGAAAATTATAATCAGTAATTAATTCATTGCCAGTTGTAGGCTCATCGTACCTAGAACTTAAAAAATTTCCAAATGATAGATGCTGATAATCAGCATCATCGCTATAATATAAATTAGATTGAGGGTCAAGTGAATTAACGTTATAGCTGTTTAGATTATGAAAATTTAAAGCTGGCCAATAAGCATCGCCGAGCATATCTTTTATAAAAACATTTGTATTTCCAAAAAGATCATTAAGCATTTCTGAAGGAGTCCAATCTAACCCAGTGTTAGGATTTATAGAATAAGATAAATTTTTATCAAATCTAAAATAATACGCATGGTTAGATTTTCTTGTAAATCCTCCATTATCACTACTAACATATCCCGCACTTGCGAATTGTTCAGCTAGTGAATGAGCGCTTTCTGAAGTTATAGCACCAAGTATACTACTAGTAGAATTTCCTAATAAATATGTAGATTCATTTGAAGCTAAATGAGATCCTGATTGTAGTTGATAAAAATACTGAGAATCTAATTCTGGATTAGTAGCATACAAAGTGTAATTAATAGTATCTGTATTAGAATCTTTTTTACCAATTACTTGCACTCTATTAGTATAAAAACCACCATCTTGATTATAACCAAAATTTAAATTTGGGTCAGCAGTTACTGATGATGGAGTTCCATTTGACACTTGTATAGGAATAAATGGTACTAACCTATCTGACAAGCAAGTAGGCTCCGAAGGAAGGATAACCCCTTGTTTTGTAGGGTGGTTCCACGCATGAACACTGCTATAATGAATTATAAATGTTCCGTATGGCTCATATCCTACTTGCTCAGAATAGCTAAGTTGCCCATTTGCAAAATTTTCAGATGCTGTACTAATTACTGTACCATCCTCATCTACTGTATCTGTATATCCTAAAGCAATTATTTGATCGTTGTAATTATTAGTTCCTTCAGTCCAATCTTCTATATGAAATCCATATGTACAATTAGAAGAAATATCTCCTACTATTGGACTTGCAGTAGCGCCTGCAACATAATTTGATGCCGCCGGATCTGTACAACCATACTGATTAATTCCGCTACCACAATTATCATTGTAAGTAGTAATATCAATAACTTCAGATAATGGAACACTTCTAACTGCTCTTACTTGAGTTTCATATGAAACTATTCTAGGAGTAGTTAAAGTTGGACCGGATGCAAAATTATACGTATGCGCATAACCTTCTGAATGAAGAGTACTGCTCCAATATTCATCAGGATCTATAATAATATCTACACGACTAGTTGGACTACTTACATTGTTATATATGGCAACTAAGTTTTCAGCGTCAGGTAACTCCCAGTCATTAAATCCTCCCCCGTCATAAGCTGCTACTGCACCTAGTGCGCCATCATAAGTGTACTCAGCGCTATTACCAAGATCTACTATAGAAACAATCCATACTTCTCCGTTGTAAATTCTATATATGTAACCACCTAAATCTGGCATATAAATACCTACTTGTAATGGTATATCTGTGCCCGATATAAGACTGCTACTTACTATTAAATTATTTGACGGATCTGCTGCTGTGTAATACTCGTCTACACATCCTTCTATATAACAATACCCATCAGATAATGCCATTGGCCATGTGTATGGAAGGCCTGGCCCAAACATATAATTAGCTGCCAAATCTTGCGAAGTTGCTGATGAATTATAATTTGTTGCAGTTGGGTCTGTACATCCTACTGATGAACCTTCAAAAACTGGTGTGTTATTAATTGTAATTTCATCTGGCACATTTGATAAATCTGCATCAATTACAAAATTTAAAGCAGTATATGCGCACATATTAGCTACCTCTACCCTGTATATTGTATACATTGGTTCTGCAGCAGCCGTACCATTATCTATAGTCGCATGACTACAATTATTACCGCCGCCTCCTGCACCACTTTGTGTAGAACTTAATATATTACCATCTGAATCTGTACCTACAGCAAACCCTATTGGAATATCAATATTTGAATCTCCTGCTTGGAAATTACTAACTGCTCCGCCAGGAACATAGTAATAAGATCCTTGTTGGTATCCTACTTTTGTAATATTAGCATCATCAAATAAAGCTATAATAGGATTAGTTCCAAAATCTCGTGATAACGTTAATCCATTAACAGGATCATCTTCAGCGCTTATAACTCTAAAATAGTAATATGCTGTTGGACTTAAACTATTGTTATAATTAGCCGCAGTTAAAGCGTTAGATACATTTGAAGCATCAGTATCAGAAATATTAGTTATATTTATATCTGCTCCTCCTCCTGTACTTCCAGTATAGTTCCAAACGATTGTACCATTAATTTCTGGATTTGTTAAATATAAAACAGGGTTACTAGCACTAATAACTTGGCAAAAAACTTTTTCTTGAGTAACTTGTTGATAAGAAATACCAGCAACTGTTGCCGACTGTGTTGCAGTTAGTTGGCTTAAACAAGCATTACCTGTACTTGGATCTAATTGCCCTGCATAAGTACCTACCACAACAGCTGTATTATTATAACCAATTTGATTAGATTGAAGAGCTTGAGATACAGCATCTTCAAGTATTTGAGGAGAGCCTGCGCCGCAAATATCGTCTAATCCTACATCAAAAGTACATAATGTATTGTCTTCATTATATTGAGCACTACTAGTAGTTAAAGTAGTATTTGTTCCTAAATCTTCAGCTATCCAATATTCTGTTTCACTCCAACTACTTCCATCTGCTTTGTATCCCCAATCATCAACTCCTGCAACAGTAATATCTGTAGCAGTAGCGCCACCATCAAGATGATGTTGATTATCTGCACTTGAATCTGAACAAGCACTATATTCACACATTGAAGGTATATGCCAGTTTACATCTATATCTGGATTACCTGTAGGAGTTACATAGTTAGAAGCTAAAGGATCTAAACACCCTATAAATTTTGGTATACATCTCCCACTTTGAGTATTTGCATGTGGATTAAAATTCCAATGAGAATTATCAGGATCCATAGTTACATTACCTCCTACCGCAGTAGATCCTGTGGTAGTTGCAACTGTAAATGTATTGTATATATTTCCTGGATTATAGAATGAAGCATTTGAAATTCCTGGATCCGTACAACCATTAACTTGCCCTTCATATGTACAAGGTCCTGTCGGATCTACTTGAACAGTTTGATTTAAAGGAAAAGTGGTACCATCAGAAGGATCAGTATTAACTATATCGTCAGGATTTTTGTAATTATTTGCCCCAGCATCAGTACAAATTTTATATGTACACATTTGAGGGGAATGTTGAGTTACCGCAGAATTATAATTTGAAGCTGCTTGCCCAGGTATTGCTGGAACAACACTTTGAACTACAGGAAAACCTCCTGTGTAATAAGTATTACTAAAAGATGTTCCGTCATCCATACACCCTTTAAGCATAGCTATACAGCTGCCGTCATCAACAGTTGCATTAACATTATAATTAGAAGCATTAGGATCAGTACAACCACTCAGATTTGGTGAAACAATTATTGTTACAGAGTCTATAAAACTTGTACCACCTGCAGCGTCAACTTGCACAGCAATAACATGAGTACCTGGAGCAAGTGTTACTGTAGGCATAGTCGCGTCATCATACCCATCAGTAGCATCAAAACCTACAGCAGGATCATAAGATAGATCCCAATAGCTTCCGGTAACTCCTGTTAAATATGGTGAAATTCCAAGACCTAATTGATAAACGCCGTAGCTTATTTCTCCATAAACTATATCAATATAATTGAATCCGTTTCTAGCGGCTGCATTAACAGAAGGATCTCTTAGTAAAGCTTGTTCGCTTTCAAACCCGGTATAGTCATATTTACAAGAGGCTTCATAAACTTCAAGGCTACTCTTTTGATTAGAAGTTTTTAAGCTATTCCAAGCTCTTCCATCAGTACATGCATCTATAAATGTATCCGGATTAAGAATACACTCTCCTGTAAACCCTGTATCTGTCTGACTAAGAGGTGTATAATTTAAACACCTTTCATCTAAAATTCCTACAAGACTTGGTACTTCATAAAGTCTTGTTGGTATCATGTAAGTTACTTCTTTTTGACTATCTTCATCAAAATATGTAACTTCACCTCTAGTAAAATAACTTAACGGAATAGTTGTAGGTGGTAAATTTAAAAGTCTATCGTCAGATAAATATTCAATAATATATTTATCAACTCCAAGAACTGCTTTTACTTTAAAAGCTAACTTAGGTAAAATTGCAGCAAATTTTTCAAACTGGTATGTAGTTACAGTACCATCTAGTGCTGCATGTCTATAATCTTTTTGATTAATTAATACTCCTTTGAGAGTAGGTAAAGAAAAATTATATACCTCATTTACAACTAGAACCTCGCTTCCAGATCGTAATTCTATAACCTTACCTGTAACAGGCTTGGATAAGATCCAATTTTTTGCAGCCATTTAAATTATATTAGCATCCGCAATCACAGTTACCATCACACATTTGAACAGCCTTTCTATATTGTGCTTGAGCATCTTGCACAAGTACTAAATCCTCTTCTCTTAGTATTCTGGATGCTGTAGATACAGCTGATTTTATTAGTAACATTATTTTTTGTGCTTTGTTAAGAATAGCAGAGCACGCGGGACTTGTACACCCGCAACTTAATAACTTATCTGTTAATAAGACTAGGCATTTATCAACTGCGCATGTAGATACTACATATTTTCTAGCTAAAACTACATCTGCATCTCGTATTTCTATTTGATACACACCACCTTTACTTAACCCCATAAATGCATGAGGTTCTGTAGCTCCAGGTAAAATAGTTCCGGAATGCTCTACAGAAGTTGAATCTGATACGTGTTTTAAAAAAACTTTATGTGGAAGTGCAGTATTTTGCCCAGTTAGACTAACCAATAAATCTTGGCAGTTTCCAGTAAAATTAGCGTCAATAACTATTGCCATAGTAAAAAATTAAAAATGAAAAAAATTATAAGGGGCACCTGTCCCCTTATAATTAATATTAATAATTATGCATCAAAAGTAATAGCAGCTCCTACAAGACCTTCGTCTTTAATAGCACTACCAAAACCAGTACCTGCTCCATCTACTAAATCGTAAATATCACTAGTAGCACCTTCATCAAGATAAACTTTAATTTCACGCATGTTATCAACTCCATTAATTTGATTTGGAGCATCATTTTTAACAATGAATTTAATTAAGTGATAAGTATCACCTGATACTGCAACAGTAACATCTGCAAAAGTATCAAATGCAACTAATCGATCGTACCCAGAGTACTCACGACCTTGTTGTAATTTTTCTTCTTTAATAATATCAGCACCAACACCAACACCAGCTACTGCATTTGTTTTAGCATTTGATATTGCTACTGTTGAATCCTGAGCATCTAATGCAAACTCAAGACGCATACCGTCTTTAGCTATAATAGCACACGTTCCTGTCGGATTACTAGAAGATGCCATAATTTTAGAAGCAACACTTCCTTTAACCGCAATTGCTGCCGCTACTGCAGTATTAATAGCTGTAGCTGTAGCATTAACTGTAGCTGTAGCAGTAGAAATTTCAATATTTACTCGTGGAAACGGCTCATAACCTCCAGAAGTTTCAATAATTTTTAAAATAAATTTCTCATTAACTACACCCGCAGTTGGCGTTAGCGTACTAGTTTGCGGACTAGATGGTGCAGTGTGTGTTGCCACGCAAGATTGTATTGCTGATTTTCTAAAAGGAGGAGATACTTGTGCCGCATTATCTGCGTCCCCAGCTTTAAAAATTCGGTATAATGGATCAACATCTGTTGAAACTGCTGCCCATAAAGTCCAAACACCATCAGCATTTAGAACTTGAAATTGAGGTGCGCCTACCGACGTTTTTGCGCTTACTCCCGCACCTACTTTACTTACTATTACTTGTCTCATATTTGACAAAAATTTTAATTAATATATAATTTTAATATTATTCGTTTTTACCTAACTCAATTTGCTGAGTTTTGTATCTTAGATCCGAAATACCTTCTAAGATGCTATTAATTGTCATATCTACAATCTCTTGATGTGTGTGCTCTGCAAGCTCACAATCAACAGATTCTATACCAGTATCCAAAGATAATGAAACTTTGGCAGGGTTTTTTATGTATGTTAATTTTAAGGAGTCTATTATAAATATATCATTAGTGTAGGCTTTTATTCCATTACCTTCAAAAACAATTAATGGTTTATTTCTTTTAGTTGTATTAAATGGATCTGCTAAAAACGAATGGATGTCATCATGCTGAACAAATTTAGCTGATACTAATCCTATCTTTCTACTATTACCTGGAATAAGCTCTTCTAGAATTTGTTGTTGCCAAGTTAAAGTTGAGCAACTTTTATTGCAATAAACAGTGCATAATGTTTTAACTAAATACCTGTAATCGCTTGGGAGCTCATCTGAAAAATAAACATGCGAATTGTGCACAGATTCCTCAAGGTATTTAAATTTTATTTTTTCAGTTTTTACAATAGCTCTAAGATCGTCAACTCTTTTTTGAGATTCTTCAAAACCTTTACCATATAAATTGTTTTTACCATATTTAAGATTAATAAATTTATCAATAGCTTTATTAAGCTCTAAATCTATTTCTTGAGGTAAAAGCGTGTCAGCTTGGAATGAATTAATCTTATCCACTCCTTGCTGAACCGCCAAATGCATTTCCGTAATATTCATTAGTATATTATTCCATTACATTAAATTGCTACTTCTTTAAGTTTTGCTCTTAAAGTTGTTAGTTTTCCTGAATTCTTTTTATTCTTTAAAAAGACTACAGTATCTTCCATTGTTTCACCTAGCACTTCATCTATAAAAATAACTTGATTACCAATTTTTCTTAAAACTCCTGCAGATACCATTTCTTCAATTTCTGCTTTAATTTCTAAGTGTTTATCAATAGCTATTTTTATAAATCGCTTAGGTTCTTTATCTTTTATATCATACAAAGTTGTTTCAATTTGCTCATCAGTTAATCTATCTGGATTATGATCAGATATTAATCGTAATACACGCTTCATACCTTTCTTATCAGATGATAATTTAATAAACTCCTTATCCGCATCTTTTCTAAGTTGGATAGAATTGAATTTACTTTTCTCTGCTTTTGTTGTGTCAAGAATATAAAATTTTTGTCTTCCTGTCATTTCTTTTTCTGACATAGCAACATAAGGATGTTTTATAGCAAATTGATATTTAAGCCAATCCATAATTCTAATAGGATCCCCTTTCGAGTCAGTCCCAACTTCTAATTCAACTCCTGTAAATCCTACAGGTATTGATAATTCTGCCCAATATTTTTTTGTATGTTTTGGCCAGTCTTGATGGTCCGGAGAAACATCTAAAATACCGTTAAGATATTTTTTTTCGTCCTCTAGAGATAATCCCTTCAATGGTTGTCTATTTACATAGACACTACTTAATTTAGATACAGCATCAGCTAGTATCTCTTTTGGTAAGTGATTATTAATCTCCTTACGTCGTAAAAATATTTTTTTACTCATAATCTAGTACTTTTAAAGTTTTAATTAATGGATGTAAAGTATAACTCTCCTATAATTAAGTTAAAGAAGTGGGGGATTACTCCCCCACAACTCAACCAAAAAACCAATATATAGACACGCGATTAACGCCTTCTTATAGTGATACAGCTGTACATTCAATGTCAAGAGACGTGTCGAATCGTTTAAGAACGATACCTGCAGTCTTTAACATGTGTACAGAAGCACCATCCACGTCGGATGCTCTAGCAGAACCAGAATCAAACCCACGAGGTACAACTGAACCGGCAACACACCATCTCATCATTTCACGACCTTTCTTAGAAATCATTTGTACGTTTGCTTGACCGTCATAGTTAGACTGATCAACAAATACCATACGGTATGATTCAAGAGAGTATCCTGTAACAGGGTGCTTAGCACGAGCATCAGCAATAGGACCATGATCAAACATAGGTAGTTTAACTACTTTTACTGAATGACCATCTACGTGATCATAAGAAGTAAAGTAACCAGTAACACCTAAGCTACGACCTGAACCTGTGATAAAGCGGTTTTCACCACCAACTTTCCAAGAGTTACCTCCATCACCCATGTGACCTTTAAGAGCTTCGTCAAATTCACGCGCTCCACCAGTACCTGTGTACAAAGTAACTTGCTTAGCATTAGCGTCTGTCATTCCGTAGAATAAGTCACCAATGATATTTTTAATCTTAGCCTCCGTTAAGGTAGAGTAAGAATCTTTATTTACAATCTGCTCTAAAAGACCAGGACCAACAACAACTGGTTGTCCGTTTTCATCTTTCATAGTAGTTTTACCTGTAGAGTCATAAGTTTTTTGACCGTACCAGTAGTACATTTCACACTCTTCTTTGAAGTTAAGCATGTGTTGATATTCTTCGTAGTCCATCCAAAGTTTTGTAGAACCTCCACCTCGCTTAGGAAGTGTAAATTCAGCTACAAAGTCTTTAGCATTACCAGACATGTGGTATGATTTACGAATAGTACCAATCTTGTTACGAACCTTACCAGGAACTTCCCAGTTAGATGCATTACCACGAGAGAAGTCAACTCCTACAGGCGCATACATTTGAGCCCAAAGATCTCCAATTTCACCTGCTGTAATTGTAGCTGATGGATCTGGATTTATTTGTTGTACTTGGTAACGATAATTAGAACCTACTGCTTCTGGAGCAGCCATAATTCGTACTTGTTCTCCGTGTTGATTTACTAATACGTAATCTTTAATAAACCATTTATCAGCAAATTCTAAATAAAAATTAGAACCTGCACCATGTGCTTTTGCGAGAGGTCTAGTAGTCAACCTGTGAGTCTTAACACGATATTCATATTCAAATCTATCAATAGATTTAACATTTCCTACACCCTCAGTTAAAAATGAAAGCGGAAAACGCTTATCTTCTTTACCAGCTAGGTGTGTTATTATCGGTGACAATTCAGTTGGCTTAGACATCATAGCATTTGCAAGACTGTTCATATCAGTCATTTGCGAATCATTGTAGAAATTCTTTCTAACACTGATGTTGTTTCCGTTTACTGCCATTTTTAATTAATTTATATATGCAAAGTTTAAATATTGCCGTTATTAAATACTAAGATCTAAATCATCTACATTAAACTTAGTAGTTCTTCTTGTAGCTTTTTTAGCGCTTTTAATAGACTCCTGTCTACCTGAAAGCTTTTCTCTTAGTGTTCTTGCACTCTGAGTTTTTGCTTTTGAGTTTATTAACCCTTTTAAATCAAACCCTTTGTACATTAAATAGTCAATCGCAAGTTTTACATCAATGTCTGCTTCCGAATGATCTATATCGCGTTGAGTTAATCCATCTTGATTCACAGGTTTAGAGATGTAGTTAAAAAACTTATTTTTTTCTCTCTGAGGTATAGAAATACCTGCTAAATCCTGTGACTCTTCTATCTTTCCTGCAATGCCATCCCAAAACTGCGTTTTCTCTTTTTGCGATTCTATGTTTTGTTGACGTTGCTCTTCATACATCTCTTCACGTTGTTGCTGTTGGTACTTTCCTAAAGCTGCCTTGGCCGCATCTGCCTTTTTATAAAGTTTACCAGTATCTTCGTAATCTTCTAGTAACTCATTTATAAATTCTTTATCATGACCTTTTAATTCAAAATAATTTGAAAGAATAACTTTCTGTGACGCTGCGTCATCTTCTTCTAAATTAAATTTTTCATAATCCATATTAGGATCATGAGCTGTCATAAATTGTTGAGATTCTCCTCCTTGTAACACATACTCTAAGTGTTGTTTTACTAAAGGAAAGTTCTCTAAAACATTATCAATCCTTTCATCAGCCATTTGGGATGCAATATCTTTTGTCATTGCAGCTAATCCTTCGGGAGTATCTTCGTACTCTTCTTCAGGGTCATACCCTAGCTTATCTAAAACTTCAGAAACTACAGTAGCATTACCTTCTTCATCTTCTTCATCTTCTTCTTCTTCTTCCTCCTCCTCTTCTTCAGGTATATCCGGATCTATACCATCTAAAACATTTTCTTCTTCTGTTTCTTCTGTTTCTTCTGTTTCTTCGACTTGTTCAGGCTCTGGAGCTTCCGGGTCTTCAGGCTCCGCCATTGGTAAATCTAGGCCATCTGTTATTGCGTCTGCAGTATCTCCTGCAACTACATCGTCTATAGTGATGTCGTCTAGCGCAATTTCATCGTGTTCTTCACTCATATTCTTGGTTTTTATGTTAACAAAAATAGATAATATAAGTAATACTTTTACATATTACTTATTTTTTTGATTTTTTATTATTATATAGCACTTTAGGTCCTCCATGCATTCTTAAAAGCGGTGAAAGATCTTTTAGCTTATTATAATCACGTTGTACGTGCGGATCTTTTTTAGTAGTAAGGTCGTCTAATATTTTACCTTTATACTCTCTAGATTCCTTGTTAAAATATTTAGAAAATTCAGTATTGCTGTAAATATCAACACCTCTAGCTTTTAATTTATTTAATTTCTTTCTTGTTCTATTAGGCCCCCAATTATAAGCTAATAATGCTTTAGCTGTTTTAACTTCGTCTGAGCCTTTATTCCATTCTCTGTTAAATAAATTTTCCATGTACTTTTCTTGAATGTGCTGTGAAATAGAAAACCCATCCGCACCAGTAAGATCCTTCATTTTAACATCATTGCCTACCCAACCTTTATCTTTTGCATATTGCAATGTATCTGGCATTATTTGCGCAGAGCCTATAGCTCCTGCTTTACTTTTAGCATTAGTATTAAAACCAGACTCAACAAATCTTTGCTTTTGTAACATCAATGGCCACTCTTCTTCTAGCTTAGCATCTGATTCTGTTAAAGGTTTAGGAGCTTTAGATTTTGGTCCACCTGTTTTATATTCAGGTCTAGGATACTTAGGTAGTTTCCAGCTGCCTTCTGCAAATTTTATTGCCTCTTTTTCAGTATCAAACTGTATACCTTCTCCAGCATTCATCGCGTCTCTAAAAGATTGCGGCTGATAATTTGCATAAGGAGCTTTTTTATTTGTTATAGAAGGCACAACATAATATTTTCCATCAGCTTCATACGTTGTCGCTAAATGCGTAGAATGCGAGTTTTCTTTTTGACCTTCAAAATACTCACCTTGTGCAGGGCGCATCATTCTAAACTTTCTGGCTTTATCTGCGTTAGATGGAGGATCTTTTTTACCGCCTGTTTCATATTCACCAGGCTGTATAGTTTGACCATGACTTGTTCCAGCCATTTGATTTAATCCTACTCCTGTTGAGCCAGGTTCAATTAAAGATCCCATCTCATCATACACTCGTGGTATAGTTTGAGCAGGGGGAGGGCCCACAGGAGTCTGCGGTATTTGTGATTGTTGTTCAGACTGGGGCGCTTCCTCTGTAGTAGATTGCAAAGCTTGTTGCTCAGCAGTTTCTATAGCTTTGTATGCAGGGCCTTCTATTTGCCCTGCAATTGATTGTTTAATAATATTAAATTTCTCTTCACTACTTAGCATTCTTCGACTCTTTCTTAGCTGCTGCTTTTAATTTTTTATCTTCGTTTTTAGAATCCTCTTGAATTTTAGTACTGTTTGAAGACTCATTAGCTCTATTTGACCTAGTTTGTTCTGAGGCCTCTCTATCTTTTGTAGAAGCTTCTTTATCTTTTATATCTAGCTCTCTATCTTTAGATTGCTGATCTATTTGATTTTTTTGTTCAGCAACTCCTGCAGATATTTTTGCTACTTCAATTCTATTCTCTCTATCTTTCTCTTGATTCATATTCTCATTCTCTACTTCAGCTTGTTGCTGTTCTAGTTGAGCTTGAGCTTGCTCTTGTTGAGCTTTTTGCTGTGCTTGCTCTAATTCTTGTTGTTGAACTTCTGCAGCTTTAATTTTAGATTTAATTTGAGTAAAACTCTTAGCATCTAACATTTCTAACACAGCTGAAGCAGGTAATCCGTTTTGAACCATTGATTGTCCAAGTTGTTTAGCTACTTCTATTCTTTCTGATTCATCTCCAGAGTCAGTAACCCAAATACCATATTCAGATTCCATATGCTCCATACTATCTACATCTAAATACTCTAAAGTTCCATCAGGCATAATAAAAGAAGATTTTTTACCAGTGATCCACGCTTCCTTAGAGTAATCTAAAAGAGCTTGTAAATCCCGTTGCTCCATTCTGTTAAATTTACGGAACAAATCTTCTGTAATATGAGAAGACTGGATTATAGCTTGCTGAGACGTAGATTTTCCTTCATAAGCTCCAACTTGCCCTTGACGTTGTCTATTAACCCCAGAAAGCTTCTCCCACTCTTCCATGATAGAATTTAACAGTACTATATACTGCTCAATAGTTTTAATTGACATATCTAGCACAGATTGATGCTGTGGAGATAAGGTTACCCCTTCTTTATTATAATCTACCCATGCAATACCTGTACCTTCTACATAATACATGAATTTATCCATGTCCCACTTTTTAGGTATCATGTTAATATCAAATTGTGCAATAATATCTTTTGAGCGAGCGATAGCGAGCTCGAGCCGATATTTATACACATTATAGGTTAACTGATAAGGTATACCTAACGATACTAAAGATATATTGTCAGAGTTTGTATCTGAATATCTTCTACCATTAATAGGTAACTTACAAATAGATGGATTATCTATAGACTCTCTTTGGTTTGGTAGGGGCTCTATATCAATAAAAATTCTACCATCAATTTTAGTTCCTTTCCAAACTTGATTTACCCATAACCACTCTAGTTTAGCTCCAATAGCTTTTAACTCAGCAGGCATTTTAAATCCATCTTCTACTTCTATTTCTTCAGGCTCTCCAGTTTCAGGATCAATAAAAGATACAAATCCTATTCGTTTTCTAGATTTCCAATATACATTTATAACCTCAATTAATCTATTGTTAAATTGATTAGCGTTAGGCCCTGTAGCTCCAATTGATAGCCAAGGGATATGAGAATTACCCATACCGTGAGGTTCTTCTAAGCTAACAACTTGTTCGTCAGTCAATAGCTCATGATAATAATCAATTATAGTTGAAGCATGTACAAACTTTCGTACTAATGCCCAATCCCCGTCTTCAACAAACTCTAAGTCTGGATCAAGATCATAATCTATATCTACTGGATTTAAAACCTCATAAAAAGGATCTCCATTACGTACACCTCTATGTGTGTAACATTCTCCAGAAATTAAATAATGAAACCAAGCTTTCTGAAGTTTATCTTTAACCTCTTGCTGAGCCATTACATAATTTAACGAGTTTTGCCCTATAATAGCTCTGTTATCTACATAAGTATTGTTAAACAAAGCCTCTACATGTTCTGGTAATTCCACATCTTGTGGATCCATCCCTGTATCTATTCCTGCTTCTGCTGCAGCGTTAGCAAAATGCTGCTGAAGATTCTTTAAAATTGTTTGATGCTTTTCTTCTTCTTTTCTAGTTACTGAATCAGCATTTAAAATACTAACAGTAAAATTTAAAGGTCGTTTAGCTTTTTCTCCTAGTAGTAAATCTATTATAGGCTTTATTATAGGGAAGTTACGTAATGTAGAAGGAAAGTTTTTACGAGTTTTACCGTAAGGTTTTAATAACTGTGTGTAGTCACCATCATCTATATATCCATTATACATATCATAGTAACGACGTAAATCATCTCGTCTTTTAGAAAAAGAAGATGTATTTGCAGATAAATTTATGTACCCATCTACACATTCTTCTCTCCACTTTTTATTTTTCTTCGCTATAGGAAGTTTTTGTCTTGGTAAATTATCGTAGCTCATAATCGAACAAATTTAAGAAATTTTAAGCCTACTTAAAAATATGTGTAAAATTTTCCTTTATATTTATTAATATGCCATTAATAATAATTGGAATCAAACCAATCATCGGCAGATCTATCCTCTAAAACGTCTTTTACTTCTGAATTATAAAGTTCTCTGGTATGGTACATACCTATCATAAACGCCATAACACGGTCAAAGTTACCTTTATGGTTAAATTTAATTAACTCTTGTAAAAAAGCAAGATCGTATATCTTATGTAAATTTAATGTTTTTTTGCCATCTGCATCTGTAGCTCTAGGAGTACTTAACCAATCTCTAATGTATATTTCTCCCTGCCTTTTGCGTTGTTCTGTCATATGCATACCATACTGACGTTTTACAGTTCTACTTCTAAGCTCTTTTTTATCTAACATCTCAAACTCTTCTTGTAGTTTATGCATCTTTCTATATCGTTTAGCATATGCTATGATTTCTCCACGATCATTCTCAAATCCAATCTTACACCCATAATAATCTGCTAACATAAATAAATTTCTGTTGTATTCATCAGATGTATCAGGTCTCCCTACATAACTAGCAACAATCATGTCGTCTGGTCTAGATATGTTGTTGGGACGTTTAATGACATATGCTGCACCTAAAGATGAAGAATCTGCAGATTGATTTTGGCCGTACGGGTCATGGCAGATAACATACATATTCATAGGAACTTGTTGGCTAGCATTTTTATAAGGAGATTCATAAATAATTACTCCTCCAGTATTATTATCTTCTCTTCTATGCGGGTATCTTAATATCTGTTTAAGATCTCCATTTAGTTTAAACTTTACATTACCATCTTTATCGTGATATAAGTTACCTATAGTACCTAAAGAATGTAATCCTCTAGATTTCACATAATTATATTGCTCTTGCAGTGAGGCAACATCAAATAAATTAGCTGTAACTTGTAATGTAGCTTCTTGTGGAGAAAACGGGTGTTCTGCTATGTACTGATCTAATGATTTAGCATCTGCAGCGCCTTTCTTTTTATTTCGCATGTGCTCTTCATGAGAAATTGCTTTTTCTCGTAAAGAATTACCATTAGTATCAATAAAGCCATCTAAGTTTTTATATATAGGTACAAAATACCCACATCTAGTACCCATAGAGCCTTCATCCCAAATATTTTCATAGTCCATACAGTCATATGCTACAGGATTGTAAAATATCTCTTCCATAGCCTCAAAGTCTGCGCCTTCTGTACCACCCGTACCAAATGCTATCATAAGTCCTAATGTTTTAGCCCCTTGACGCATTGTTGGCATTGTTACTTCCCAAGCTTTTAATAATCCGGGGAAGGAACCGGCTTCCTCAAAGAATACAAGCTCTCCCGCCTTTCCCCTTACTTTATCTGGGTTATCTTTTAAGGAAACACCCATTATCTGAGACTTCATTCCTAATTCTATCTCAATACCATTAATTTTTTTCTTATATCCTGACATTTTACTCATCTCTCTATCTCTTAGACGAGGTTGAGCCCATGCTGTATTATCATCGATAAACGATAAAAACTCCCACGCTTTAGATAGGAGTCCATCACCAATAAGGTATTCTTTTTGTGCGGCAAATACAAAGTTTTTAGAATTACGTACAAAAAAATAATTACGAGCTAGCATTGAACCAGCTTTGTACGAATATCCTTTACGACGAGCTTTAAGTACAACCATATGACGGTTGGTAGCTCTAGCATCATCTATCTGTGTAAAATAATCGTGATCCCCATCGTAAAACGAAGGGAATGTTCTCTCACGTTTAGACTGTATAGATCCATCAGGCATGACTTCGTCTACCGCTCTATCAATTGGGCAATAATTTAAGTAAAAGTAGTGGAAACCAGTGATGTAAAGGGCATCTTCGGTGCCCTCATCAGCAGTATAACCATATAAGCAACGCTCTTTTTCATTATCCCAATATTCATAATAGTCTCGAGTACCTGGAAGAGTCTTTGTGTAATATCCGTGTTTCTCAAAATGAACTGCTGCTGGTCTTATTCTATTTATATTCTTAAACTGTGACACTCTTTTGTTTTATCCTTAATAATACTTGACATTTTTCGTATTCTTCTAAATTTTCAAAGTGCTCAATTAAAAAGTCTAAAGTATCTGGCTCTCTCCCGGTTTCTTGCTCAGGATCAAAAGGTAGTACATAACTATTTACTCCCCCTATACTTAAATCAGTTACTAATGTATCTAATGTTACTTTTCCAGTTATAAAATCATAAGCATTATCCATTGCGGTGTTAAATTCTTCAATATCTTCTAAAAAATCCATATTACATACTATATTTGTTTACTTCGACACCACCTCTATTTGGATTACTTGCTTGTTCTTCTTTTTTGACTATCTCCTCCAGTCTTGCAAGTCCATCTACTACCTTACCCATTTTTTCTAGGTTAAGTATAAGATCTTTAGCGGTGTATACAGGTTTTCCTCGTTCATCTAGTATTGTTAAGTCTACTGTTCTAAAATATTTCTCTAACTTAGTAACAGACTCCGTAGCAGCTTTTAGTAATTTAACTGCAGAGGTTTCTATTAGAGCTGCATATTTATCACATGCTTTTAACACTCTATTTGAGGGTTCCCATTTTTTGTCTTCTCCAAATATACTATTTTTTACTTCAATTACACGCTGATCCCACTCATAAACTGAAAAGGGGGACCGATGGTCCACCATAAAGTATATAAACGTAAGATCTTCTACTTTTAATTTTTTAAACTCTTGTATCTGAAGAGCGTATGCACTTGGCATAGCTTTATTGTCTTTTATATGTATTAGATCATCTTTTAGTTTCATCTGTAAGTTTGTTTATATGCTTTATTCGCTCTTTCTTTGCAGAAAATTTCCCAAAATAAGGAAGACGCACAGACTCAAAGTCTCCTTTCTTCATTATTTTTTGTACAAATTTAAATTGAAAAGAAACTATTTCTTCTATCTTACTTATTGGCAAATTATATTTTGTAGCTAACTTATATATTATCTCATCCTTGTTGCTCACCATCTTCTGCCTGCTTTGGTTTAGGTAAATTTGAAAGATCTTGAGCTTTCCATTTACCATCTGGACATGTAGTTGTTTTCCATTTAGCTTTATGCTCAACTAGACATCCACATTTACCGCAACGCATTAAATGTCTCATTAAATGAGGGCATGCATCACAAGTTAATAATCTTTCTTTGTAATCCTCTTTACTACAATTAGGAGCTCCAGCTAATACATATTTAGATAAATCTTTACTAAAAGACTTCATCATTTTAAATACATTAGGCGGTTTAATTGGAGTAGCAGGTTGCGCAGGAGTAGCTGCAGCTTGTTTTGGTTTTGGCTGCATTGCTTTATTAACAGGTTTAGCATCTTTTAAATTAAGATCCTGTTTAGTCACAATTTGTTTCTTTTTCTTTTTACTCATAATGTTGTTCAATTTGAAATTCTATTAATTCACCATTACCATCTTGCACTACTATTAAAGTGTAAAATGGATGAGAATAAGTAGAATATATATAGTGTTCATCACCTATTATCTGCATATTTTATTAGTATTTCTACACTAGATGTTTCCGGGTCAAGGAGTTTATTTAAAGTGTAGTGTTTTTTCTTTTTCAATATAACACCTTTCTTTTTAAAACGCTTAACATAATTATTTAAAGTGTTGTAATCTTCTATCTTAAGATTCTTAGCCACAATCTTTTTAATTTCTACGTGACAAGCATTTTCAAATTTATTTCCAATCTCTCGATTGACGTCAACAAATTCTGCTAGTATTTTTAACTCTTTAGGGGTTAGATTAAAAAGACCGTTCCATAATCTAATATACTTATAAGTAGTGTCAATCTTAACTGTTATTCTTTTTTTACTGCTCATAATCGTCCTCCATTTCTACCTCAATGCTCACTTTAAATCCATCTTCTGTTATACTTAAATGTGTATCCCAATGTTTTACTGAACCTACAGCTTCAAGATCACTAATCTTTTCTTCAAATCTTAGTACAGTTCGTATCCACTCAGTAGGAGTATCTAATATTACACTACTAGTTATCATTGCTTACCTACTATTTGGTGTTCTCCAACTAATAAGCAAGGTTTGCCATCAATATCTAATTGAATTGCTTCTGTCCTAGGATCTATTACTGCGGTATCTCCAGGTTTAACAAAGGTACATTGAGGGCCAACAGAGATAACTTCTAGAACATTAGTAGCTCTAGACTTTCTTGTTGACTCATCTAAAATAATTCCAGATTCTGTTGTTTCTGATGTTGGGTCGGGTAGAACTACCCACGCGTTGTTTGGTTTAAAAGCCATTTTATATAGTTTTATGTTTCCACAAATATATAAAAGTTTTTACTACAATCCAAAAAAGCATAGGTATCCCCCTTGGATTTTAGATTTCAAGTGTGATTTCAGCGTTTAGCAGTGCTCCCGATGGGGACCCAAGGATAATAATACTGATGTTAATTCACCGCACTTACCTGTGTGCAATTTATCCTAACTAAAGCCTATACGTTACTCTTTCGAAGCTATTGGAGAAAACTCTAGTTCTATTTGAACCTACAATCCAACGTCTGACCCCTTATTGGCTACCTGGGGGGTGATACTCTATGAGTGCTTCTTTTGCAAATATAATAAAATTAAGTTAACTCCCGCAATTTTCACAACTTTCTTGATCTTCTATAGAACAAGTTGGTTGCTCATCATTTGTGAGATCTTTAATGTAATCTTCGAAATTATTATTATTTTCCTTTGCACATTTACATTCTTCATTTTTTCCACATTTGCATGCCATAACTTTTTTATTTAGGGGTTAAAAAAGACCCCGTTGATAGCGAGGCCTTCAGTATTTTCCGAACCTATAAGAATGTAGTGCAGTATAAGAACACAGTGTGAAGACACCTGCCCAGCCGTCGTAACATAAAACTCATAAGAGAGCGAAATTCCTTGTCCTTACAAATATAATTATCCTGGGTAGAATAAAAAATTTTTGGGGGAAAAATTTAAAAATTTGTTTTAGATTCGAACGCGTAGGGGTATTCAAACAACACCCCCCTCCTGTTTTAGGGTTCCAAAGGTCCCCGTCAAACTTATTAATTATAAATTAACTTAAATATCTTCCACTATGGCTACAGCTAAAATTGTTCGTATACACGACAAAACAATCAACAAGAATGGTGTTGAATGCAGAATCGGTTTCACCGCTGATTTCATAAAAGAGAATATCTTTCATGAAGGTAAATTGGTGTACACCGAGAACAAGGAATTGTTCAAAGACTTCAAAGTCGGGTTAGAAGTACAGCTTAAATAGCTGTATTTCTAATTTTTTAAAAAGCATAACTATTGATAAAAAGGTCTGGCGTGACCTTGGAGGGGAGGCACTGAGTGTCTCTCCCAACGCCTTATCACCATATTTTAGCATATTTTGGCCATCAACCATAAGTATCTAATTAGATATTATAGCACAAGCGGTTATCACAGAGATTAGCCCTTGCACATTAAGCATGACATTTTTGTAAAAACATTAATAACCATCTTACAGATCATAGGTTAAAAATGTCAGCTTAATGATTTTATACAAACTAACATAAAAATTCAATCTATCTTAATCATTAACCATTATGACACAGACAACTTCTCGTAAAATATCTGAAGCTCTTATCCAAAAGGAAATTGTAAACATGTTACAATCAGAAAGAGTTCATTTCAAAGGTAAAATCCCAACAAGTATTAAGGATTTGCCTAAACGTTATACAATGCCATCGTATGTAAATACAAAAGGTGTTAGAATTATCAATAAGTATTGGCGTAAAGCTTATTCTAGTATTGCTAATAGCACTCGCAAACCAAAGTTTGATACTGAAGTTTGTGAAACTATAGAACCACGACAAGAGAAAGTTGTGGCACCTATAGAAATGGTCATAACTCTTCCGGGAGAAATGAATGCAAGAGAGTTTGTAAACTTTCTTACACTAATCAAGAAATCAGGCGCTCAATTAAAGAGCGTTTGATTTTATTTATTCCCAAAATAGATTAAGCAATGAGCTTAGGACGCGCACAACTCGCGCCCTGTGATAACTGACGAGTTATCGGGACAGCAGGTAGAAAAAAGAATGTAGTCTTGTGCGATCTAACACAAGCAAATATTTACGCTTAAGAGCATCTCTAGAGGTTAGCACAATTCTGTGTTACAGAAACATTGATGCCAAGGCAACACCCAAGCAAGTGTGTTAAACTGCTTATTTTTATTTATTAATTAAAACCCTTAACAAAATGAAAAGACTAAACTTAATTGTTCTTGGATTGTTAACTCTGTCTCTTATGATATTGACAGAAAAACTAAACTTATCAGATGGTTCTGATAAACTATTATGTACAATATTGTGGTTAGGCTGGTTAATATCAGCACTTGCAATTTATTTATTGCACACACAAAATTGGAGATTTAATCACAGTGTAAATGGTGGTTGGATACTAGGATGTGCTATTGCTATTGAAAATAATAAATACACAAAAGGAGTTCATATTGTAATCCCATTTATGACATTAGAATTTAAATGGACTAGACTAACAAAAGACGACTAATCATGGCACATAGTAAATTCAAAAAAGATATAAGACGAGCTCTTGCCAAAGACAGGCAAGATGCTCGTGACTCTTTCATCAACAAAGATGGATTAGATGCTTATGTACAAATACGCAAAGCATTACAAATCAATCAACCAAATGGTGCAAAGAAAGAGAAAGCTAAATTAGATAAAATCATTTCAACACTTACACGTAATAAGAAATGATAGCTAAAATAAACTGTTCAGAGTGTGGCCACGATAAAGGTCATACTCTTGAACACGTTGGTCATGATACACTTGCAGAATGTGCAAATTGTGATCACGTCAACGATGTATTAGGATATATAATTGTAATAGAGTAAATGGTTAGTGCAGGTTCGATTCCTGCTACTCTTCTGAGGGCTGCAGTATGACGTCTGCAAGGCTTTTGCACTATTGAGTATTTCTTAGCTTGCGAGTTAAGAAAGAAATAGAATAAAAAAAAGGAGAAATAGCATGCGTTCTCTGGCGAGAGTTGATAGGAAAATATTAGATAAGTTTGCTAGTGCATAGCCAATTTATCTATTTATGTTTTTCGTGCAGCTGAGAAATTATTAAAAGTATGGGGCGTGGCCCGATAAGCACAGCAATGTGTGAAAGACACATCAAGGGGAGAAATACTCTTGATGTGTTGCCATTTATGGTCAATCTACGCAAGCAGAATATCACATTGAAACAGAGGGCTATCGCCTGAGTGAATGTGTGACATTAGTGCCAACTAATGTTGAGGGAGTAATCCCAATAAGAATAATCTGTAGAACAAGTTCAGAATTAGTCCGTCAGGCTATGTATGGGTATTGTTTAATAATATAGGTGTCCTTAAACTTAAGGATGTCTTGACTTATCGTGATTTGACAAATCATATGGGCTCGTGTTGTATTTACATCTCAAAAGGATGATAGCAATTTCCGCTGCACGCCCCCAATAATTGGCAGTTGATTAACTAACAACTTAAAAAAAAGCAAAAGACAGTGGACGATAGTGCTGAAAGGTGACTAATACTACACACTTAGGTGAATGTAGTGCATTTTATACTCGCAAGGTATAGGTGTTCGCACAAGAAACATTTGTTTTAGGGTTCGCTACTCTATTATAGATTTATTATTGTGTGAGTAGGTATTATCGATAAGAGTGGTTAACTATACTAACCGTCACTGATGTGATACACTTCAAAAGAGTGTGGATAAAAGAGAGAAAGACCTTGGCGGGTTATAATTCTATCAAAGACACATCAATAATACTTGTAATCTCAGAGTATTATAAACCTGAAGCATATGGTATAAACATGAGTTCGATTCTCATGTGCTTCACTAAAAAGGTTGCTAGTACACCTTCGAAACTAGCATAAACATTTAAAATCATGTACAAACATGGCAAATCAAATCAACAGTGGATCATTAGATACACTTAAAAAAGGCGACACTTTATTAGTAAATGCTCGCAAAGTAAATGGTGGTAAAATTCAATTAGAATTTGCAGAAATCATCAAAGCAACTAATACAGGAGTAAATGTATTAGCATTATTAAATAAATCAGATGATAGATTTACATCAGGTGCTAGACGTTGTTGGATGTCTGTGGAAGTAGTTGATGCAGAAGAGTTAATGAGTATAAACTTAGGTAATGATCAGGCTTGGTATACAAATAGCAAGCAACAAGAGATATTAGACTTAAATGTACTTAATCCAGTTATTCAAGATACTAGAATGCGTGTTCTTATTACAGAGAGTACTGAACCAACTGAGTATCAACAAGATAATTGGGAAACTCAAGCTAAACGTCGTGGTAAAGATGGTGACTATATCACTCATAATGGTGACTATATCTTTACACAAAGTACTATTATTCTAACTAATGACATGAACGATCAAGTTCATACATTCTTAGAGCCAGATAGTACTAGTCTTAAGACTAAAGTTGCTGCTTTTGAGTCTGATGATATGGAACTAATGTAAAATGTGTAATTCGTGGGGAAGAGTGGAAGCTTCCCTGCGTTTCTTTTTATTATGTCACATATGAAATGGATTTATGCAATGATAGTAGATAATAGCTATTATGCATTTAAAGCAATTGCAGAAACAGCAGAAGAAAACAATGTTGATAAGTTTAAGTGGGAGAATACTTGGATTGATACAGTATATGCTAGAAGTGTTATTACATTTGTAGATAATAAAGCAATGCCTGATTATGACAAGCATCTTACTAAACAACCAGATCAACTATGATATATTTTGTAACTTATAATGACGACATGTTTGATAGTGACTTGTATTTTGAAGCCACTATCGAAGATGCCGTTAATTACTGTAAAAGCAAAAATATTCTTGCTGTAGATACAGAAACCACCGGTCTTAATTTTGTGCGTGATGACATGACTATGTTTCAAATTGGTGATGATACTCATCAATATGTTATAGATGTGCGTGATTATCCATTAGTAGTGTTTAAAGATATTTTAGAATCACCAAACATACTTAAGATATTTCACAACGCTAAATTTGATCTTAACTTTATCCGTTACAACTGCGGTATCAAATGCTCAAATGTGTATGATACTATGCTTACAGAAAAAGTTATAAACTGTGGTAAAGAACTCAGTAACAGTCTTAAAAATACTGTTAAACGTTATCTCAACATTGATCTTAATAAAAATGTACAATCATCTTTTATAGGTGGTATAAATAAACGATTTACACCAAGTCAAATTGTTTATGGTGCTAAAGATGTTCAGTATCTTATTCAGATACATGAAAAGCAACGAGCACCTATCATTGTTAACAAGCTTAAAAATGTTGTAGAACTAGAGAACCGTGCTGTGTTAGCATTTGCTGACATAGAATTTAACGGTATTTCTCTTGATCGTGACAAATGGATTAACCTTAGTAAGAAATCATACTATGATGCTGAACTCTTGCAAGATGTCCTCAATCAATATGTGGTTGAAGACCATCGTATGCAAAAGTTTATACCAACGTATATTCAAGGTGATTTGTTTGACACTGTTGAGAAACAAGTAGATGTCAATTGGGACTCACCAAAGCAAGTGCTTGATGTGTTTCAATGTATTATACCTAAACTTGAAAATGTAAATGGTAAAGCCATGTACAAGTATAGAAACAAGTATCCTCTTATCAATGATTATGTTAAATACAAAGAAAAGATGAAGATAGCTACAAGCTATGGTGAAGCTTTCTTAAAGAATATTAACAAAGATGGTAAGATACACACTAGTTTCAATCAAATACTTGACACCGGTCGTGTAAGCAGCTCTAAGCCTAACATGCAGCAAATACCTGCAGACAATGCATTTAGAAACTGCTTTACTGCTCCAAATGATTGGTCGTTTGTAAGTGCTGATTATGCTTCCCAAGAACTGAATGTCATAGCTTTTGGTAGCCAAGATCCCGTGTGGATGAAAGCATTAGAAGATGGTCAGGACTTACACTCAACCTGTGCACAGCTTGTATACAAGAATGAATGGGACTTTAGTGCTGAATATGATTGCTCTTACTTAGTTAATAAAAGTAAATGTAATTGTCCAAAGCATAAGAAACTGCGTACTAATGTAAAGACTATTAACTTTGGTCTCGCATATGGTATGGGTCCTAACAAGCTTGCTGATACTCTCAACATATCCAAGGATGATGCAAAGCAACTCATTGAAGATTACTTCAGTGCGTTCCCTAACATCAAAGGATTTCTTGAGAAGCTAGCCAGCTTTGGTAAACAATATGGTTACATTAAAACCTTTCCACCGTTCAACCGGCGTCGTTGGTTTGTTAACTGGTTTCCAAAGATATGGTCAGATGAATCAGCATCGATGGAGCTTAGTAGTATTGAGCGTGCATCCAAGAATACACCAATTCAAGGTGCCTCAGCAGACATGACTAAGCTTGCACTTGTATACATTTATGAGTATTTAGCTGATAAACAGCTGCCTGTTAAAGTTG